GTGGTCGAGGTCATATCCCTCATCGTTTCGGCGCTCGCCCTCGGCGTTGCCCTCGCCGCCTTCTTCCCCACACGCCGCTCCGCTGAGGCCTCCGAGCGATCCGCTGGCGCAGCCGAGCGCGCAGAACTTGCCGCGGTGAAGGCTGCCGACCGGGCCGCGAAGGTCCAGCTGGAACAGGCCACCCGGGACGCGTATCGAGCCACCCTTGTGGAGTTCCGTAACGCTGCCGACGACCTGCGGGGAACGTCCTACGGAGCCGCCATCATCTTCGGGATGGATGACGAATCCGGCGACCTGGCCCGCCGCGCCCAGGTGGAGATCGAGCGTCAGGCCGACGCTCTCGGCAAGGTTCACGCCCAGGTGGGCCCCGAGCTCGGGGGTGCCCTCGCGCGAGCCATGGAAGACGTGATGCGCTCGGCGGCCGGCATGGTTATCAGCACGATTCCGCCGACCCGCACCGAAGGGTGGCAGCAGCGCCGGCGGCAGGCGCACTTCGATGCGTACGAGGCCTTCATCGCCCGCCTGGACGTCTTCCGAGAAGCGCATCACGCATACCTGACGCCGGACCTGACAGAGAGCCCGTAGCTGGACAGCCGTCGCCTTCTCGCGGGTGGACGTTTAGGGTGTGCGCGTGAGAGCCCCCCGCCGAATCGACCGGCGAGGGGCTCTCACGTATTCCGGCCCGGGCCTCCCGAGCACCAGACCGGAGTCCTTGGGTGGGGACTCAGCCCCAGCCGACGTCGCCGGCCGCGACGGCGGGACGAGTCGGAGCAGGTGAGGGGGTCGGGCTCGGGCTCGCAGGCGGGGTTCCCCAACCGACGTCCTCGGCCTGCGTGGTGGCCGGCGCAGGCTCGGCAGCGATGGCCATCGGAGCCACAGCCGCCGCGAGCGCGAGCAGGGTTCCGGCTACAGCGACGCTCGTCTTCATCATGGTGCCCACCCCTTTCGAACACGCTTCCGATTGCGCGTTGCTGTACGTAGGTTGCCATGCGGAACCTGTGATATCCACTCTTCGACGCGCGCGGAAAACCGCACGTGCGGTCGGCGCATGGACACTGAGGGGTGAATGTGGACGAGTCGAGCATCACACCAGAAGATCAGGACACTTACCGTCAGATCGCCGAGGGCCGGGACATCCCAAGGGATCGCGACGTCACCCGCCTCCTTGCCGCAGGCCTCATCGAAACCGACCATGCAGTTCGAAAGGGGCGCTACCGCGTCCTCGATCCCTACGCCGCCATGCTCCAGGCTGTCCACGGCCAGCAGCTGGCACTCCAGCAGGTCATCCACACCCTCGGGCAGACCCTGCACAGTGTCGGCCAGATCCCCGTCCTCCAGGCACTCGACACCCACTACGAGCCCGAGCTGATGTACGTCGGCACATCGGAAGTCGTGCCCTTCGGCCCGCTCATGAACGCACGCATCGGCGCCGTCATGGCAGGCGCCACGACCGAGGTCTACTCCGCCCAGCCCGGCCGGCCCGTCGACCGGGACCCCGAGGTCCAGCGCGTGGGCCAGGAGCGCGTACTCACCACCCTCAGCCGCGGCGTCCCGCACCGGGTTCTCTACCAGGCCGCGGTACTCACCCACGAGCCCACCACCGCCTACGTGCAGAAGGTCCTTCAGGCTGGCGGAGACGTACGCATCTTCGACGGGGAGTTCCCCCGCATGATCATCGTCGATCAGCAGCACCTGTTCGTCGACAACCACCTCTCCGCCGACGCCGAGCGGAACAGCGGCGGATACGTGAAGGATCGGCTCGTCGTGCAGTGGGCCCGTGCCCAGTTCGACCGCTACTGGAAGGCGGCCACTCCCTGGAGAGTGGCCTCCGGCGAGGAGCGGAAGACCGTCACCACGCCGATCCAGCGAGCGATCCTCAGGGCCCTCGGCGAAGGCGTGACCGTCCAGCAGGTCGGGCCCCGGGTCGGGCTGAAGGAGCGGGCCGTTCAGAAACATCTCGCCCTCCTCCGGGACAGGCTTGGCTTCGAGACGCGGGACCAGGTGCTGGTCTGGTGGGCACGGAGCGGGGAGTACGACACTCCCTAGCCGCCCGAGGCCGGGCGGCCTGGACGACGTGCGCCCACGATGATCGAAAAATGCGACACTGCTGACGCTGACATGTGATCATGGTCGGCTCAACGGTGGCCAGGTGCTACGAGACCACCCGACCTGGGTCAAACAGAGACGAAGGGAACTGGGCGCCCGCATCCGCGGTCGCCGGCTCCACGCCAACCTGACCCAGGAGAAACTGTCCGACCGATCCGGCGTCGACAGACGAACCCTCCAACGAATCGAGTCAGGGGAAAGCGACCCCCGTTACGGTGACCTGCTCCTGATCGCCGAGGCGCTCGGCCTTCCGTTGGCGGAGCTGGTGGGATGACCCCGGCCGCCACTGGCGAACCGGCCGGGGCCGTCCTGCCTGGCCGTGGTCCGCCGTGACCACGGGCGAGCAGGAGATCAAGAAGGGCTGAGCAGTCTGCGCAGCCGCGAGGACTGGCCGGTTGCGGCCTCGTCCGCCTTCACGCAGCCCTCGGGGTCCTTGTGCCAGTACGCCGTAGGCCGGGCGCCACTGGCCGACTCAGATGCGATCGGGAGAGCCTCCCCGGCGATGGGGTGCTTGCAGTAGGTGCAGCGCTTCATCGGCTGTCCTTCCTCTTGTGACACGAGCAGTCGCAGCGCGGCGCCGGGAAGATGAGCGCGCCGTTCACGCGGACCTCGTCGAGCTTGCACCAGCTGTGCTCAGCGACTACGCACTCGGGCCGGAGCACCGGACGGCTGCTCTTCTTAGGCGCGGGGCTCACCGCGCCACCCCAACCGGCTGCTCCTCCGTGAAAACGAACAGCGGCGTCTGGCCACGTTGCTCCGCGCACGCCCGGTGTGCGTAGATGTGCGCGCCGCCCTGCGCCGCCGTCTGCATACGGACGCACACGTCGGCGCCCAGGTCTGGACAGTAGTTGCAGTGCCGTGGCCTGCGGGTTCCCGTCGCCATGGCTCGACCGTAGGCCGTGAAATTTCATGACCGCTCGCACATTGCGCCGGATTGCACGCGTCCGTTCTCGGGTTTCGCCGAGTTGCTCAGGCCCGCGCAATCGAGGCGCGGACGCGACCGAGAAGACGTTGTGCCTGGAGCCCGCGCGCGGCGTGCTCGGAGAGCTGGTCCCAGACCCGGGTGTAGAGGGCGACGTCGTCTGACCCGTCGTACTGGAGCTCGGTGGAGATGGTCTCGACCACGACCCGCTGCTCGTCGAAGATCCAGAAGCCATGCTTCGGGGTGAGCGGCATGGGCGCGCGGAGGGGGACGATGCCGAGGTCGACGGTGGACATGCCGATGAGGCCGACGAGGCGGTCGAGCTGGCCGGTCATCGTGGCGGCGGTACCCACGTGGGCGTAGAGGGCGGCCTCCCAGATCAGGACGCGGAACAGTCGCTCGGGGTCGTACAGGACTTCCTGGCGGCGCATCCGGGACTGGACGGCGGCTTCGGTGTCCCGGGGCGACCGCATCAGGGCAGCGTTCTGGGTGAGGAGGTGACGGGCGTAGTCCGCGGTCTGGACGAGTCCTGGGATGACGCTGGTCTCATAGCCGCGGGCCGCGGTCGTGCGCCGGTACTCGACGACGTAGCGGTCCTGTACGGGCGCGTGGCCGGCGGCCAGCTGCCGGCTCCAGTGCGCCGGCTGGGACTCCACTGCCCGGAGGCGGGCGAGCAGCTCCTCCAGGACGTCCGGCCGGGCGGCGGCTGCGGCCCACAGCGCGAGGTCCTCGGCGCTCGGCTTCTGCTTGCCGGACTGGAGCCGGGAGACTTTCGACTCCTGCCAGCCGAGGCGGCCGGCGAACTCCTTGCCGGTCAGGCCGGTCTCGGCGCGGAGCTCGCGGAGCCGCGCGCCGAGGGCCTCTTGGCTGCTGCCAGGGTCGGTCACACCCTGGACCGTACCGCCGCCCACACGTCGGCAGTAGGGACAGCGGCGGCCTGCGCCGCATCACGCACCCGGCATGCGTCGAGGACCTGCGCCGGGTCCTCGACGACCTCGACGCCGATCGTGGTGTCGGTGTCGTCGATGTGCATCCGGACGAGGATGCGGGAGTCGAAGAGCCAGAAGTCGTAGGTGAGGTCGAGGTCGAGCTGCCCGGCTGTAGCCCGGGACAGGACTCGGATGTCCTCGCCGGCCGCAACGTTCCCGGCTGCGGTCGCCATGAGGAACCGCTGCCCGTTCGTGGGCGGCTCGTCGATGATCCGGACCCGAGAGAACCGGGCGCCGACCCGGGCCTTCGCGCGGACGTTCACGTTCCACGGGTGCCCCGGCTCCGGGGCCGGGGTGACCCCGCGCATGAACGCCTGGTAGCGGGGCCCTGCTTGGTCGCTGGCGTAGCCGCGGCGGGTCTCCAGCCGCCAAGCGGTGTGCTGGAAGTCGGCGAACAGGTGGGTGATCTCCTCGAAGGGGATCAGCGGGGGCACGGCTACTCCTTGGGGGCGAAGCGCGCGAGCAGCTCGCGGGGGATGACGACGGCGGTCTCGGCGACCCCGAGGTCGCGGAGCTGGGCGCGCTGCTCGGTGTCGATCTCGTCGCCCTGGACGACGAGGTCGCCGGTCTCGACGACCTCGTACAGGGTGGGGCAGTTGCCGTGCTCGCTGGTGGTGCCGATGAACCTGAGCGTCATCGTGGGCTCCGTCCTCGTCGGGTGGAGTTCCAGCATGGTTGGCAACGGGGGCGGGCGGTGGCCAGTTGCGCGAGATTGCGCGACTTGCTGCTCTCAGGAAGTCCGCGCACGACGAAGCCGCCCCCTCCCGCGCCGTGGCGCGAGAGGGGGCGTACGTCATCCGGCGATCAGTCGATCGAGTACGGTACGAGCTCCTGGGGGATCTCCTCGGCGGGCTCCCCGCGGGCGATGAGCCGGCGGTTCGCCTGGCGGATGATCCGCATGGCCTGCCGGAGGAGACGTTCGAGCGCGCCAACGCGGACAGTCTGCCGCTCGACGAGCTCCGTCAGATGGTCAACCTTGTGCTCCAGGGTATTGATCTTCCCGTTGAAGTGGGACCAGATCTCCGGTGACACCTCCAGCGCGCCGCCGTCCTTGTCGGCCTCCGGTGCTGCCACCGTCACGGCGGGGGCGTCCGACCGGGGCCCCGCCTTCGCCGTGTAGATCGCACCGAGTAGTCCCGCTGCCGCCACTAGGACTGTGTACAGGTTGTCACCGTTCACGGGCGCCCCTCCCTCCTGACCTCGGGCCACCCGTTCACCCGGCGGATCACGTAGGCCAGACACCCCCACGTCACTGCCGAGGTCCACGCCTGCGCGTAGGACCCCGTCAGCCAGGCGATCAGGTTGGCCCCGGCCCAGCCGATCGGCGGCAGGATTGCCGCCGCGTACCCCCATGTGTCGCGGGTGGCCCGGACCTCCCAGGCCATGGCCAGCGCGCACAGTCCACAGGCCATCCACAGGCCGCCCCAGAACGCCATCGGTGCCACGTGCGTGAGCACTCCGACGCCCCGCACGATCCCGAAGCGGGGGTCCAGGACGAGCCCGAGCCCGTACAGCAGCTCCAGGACACCGAACCCGAGGAGTACGGAGCCGCGGCGGCCGAGCCTGGCCCGCAGCAACTCGGCCGCCGCCACGGTCACACGCCCGTCTTGATCGGGCTGCGCTGCTCAAGCTCCAGCGCCGGCACCGGGGCGGTGACCTCGCGGTGGATGAGGAGGGCGACGGCGCCCTCGACGGCGCCCATCCACAAGGCCTGTTCCTCGGCGGTCATGTGGAGTCCGAAGGCGAGGAAGAGCGCGAGGAGGCCTTGGGCGAAGTTCACGATGGCGGCCGCGGCGGCGCCGGTGCGCAGGACCACGGCGGTCGCGATGGCCACCGCCAGGGAGAGGACGGCCATGATGGCGCCCTGCTGCTCCGCCGTGACGTCGAGACCGTACGCGGCCGAGAGCTTCAGGATGATGGCGAGAAAGGCGAGGATGTAAACGGGCTCGCGTCCGAAGATGTTCACGGCGGTCACTTCTCCTTCTGGGCGTTGAGCAGGGCGAGGATCTTCTTCACGTCCGCGGCGATGCCCGCGACGGTGGTGAAGGTGCTGACGACGTAGCCGTAGAAGTCGGGGATCCGGCGGCCGAGCTTCTTCGACTGCTCGTCGGCGGCCGGGTTGCGGTACTCCAGGACGCGGAGCGCGATGCGGTCGACGTCCTCCTTGGACAGGGCCATGACGGGGTCCTCCTCAGGGGTCCCGGCGGCGTACCGCAGCACGCGCGCCATGTCGAAGTTGCCGGGGTCGCCGTGGTCGTTGCCCTCCGGCACGTGCTGGTGACCGAGGTGACCGGTGTACTGGTTGAAGGCAGCGGCGGAGAGCCGCTGCGGCGCGGACTGCCCGTAGCTCCCCGGGTAGGCGCGCCACGTGACGGTCGACGTCATCGGCACACCGTGGTTCTCGTGAAGCCAGCGCACGAACGCAGCGACCTCGCGCAGGGCCCACTCGGGGGCCTCGGGCCAGAAGATGTGGGCGCGCCCGGCGGCCTTCCACTTCTGGTGAGTAGCCGGGTCGCAGGTGCCGACGAGTTCGACCTGTGCGAGGTTGTTGCGGTTCGTCGTGACGCCGCCGGCCCGGTCGACGAGCGCGCGGGCGGACTGTTCCAGGTCGAAGTGCTGGAACCAGCGGAGCTTCTTCGCGGTGAAGTCGGGGACCGCGGTGAGCGTCGGGGCGGCGGCCCCGTTGCCGTAGGTCGGCAGGGTGGTGCCCTCGGTGGTGTGCCAGACGACGGCGTTGATCTCCATCGCGGCGCCCTCGTACCTGTCGCCCCACCAGTAGGCGACGGACGCGCCGGGGTAGCGCTGTGGGCCGGTCTTGGCCATGAGGCCCTCCAGACATGCAGAAAGCCCCGGCCAGACGGCACGGGGCGGATAATGGCGGAGTGGGTCAGACGGTCTCGTACGTGACCTCGGCGTGCAGGTAGTTCGTACCGGCGCCGACCCAGCTGTGCGGCTGGGACGGAGACCACTCAGTGGCCGCGCCGTGCGAGTAAATCCGGGCGACCGCACCGCCCTTGAGGACGCTGACCGCGCCGGTGTACCAGGTAGTGGCGCTGTGCCCACGAGCGTGGCCGATGGCGGCGAAAGTGGAGGAGCTGCCCGACGGGGACGCCGCGGTGACCGGAAGAGACCAGCCCCAGGTGCCCGTGCCGAAAGTGGTGGTGGTGCCCATGACCTGCTCCCACACAGCCGTGCACATCTTGCCTACCTGCTTGTACCGGCCGAGACTCGTTCCGTTGCTGAGCACGGGCGCGGTCCCGGTGCTCGTCCAGGCCGGGGTGTAGGTGATCCACGGGGCGATCAAGTCGAGGAACTGGTCGCGGATCTCCGCGTTCAACATGGCGGCCACGACGACTTCACCAACGACCCAGGTACGGGGTACGGCCAGAGCCATGGGTCAGACCTCCAGGGTGGGGCGGGCAGGGTCTTCGGGGTCTTCGGCGTGCCACCAGTTCCGTTCAGAGATGGGCAGGTCGAGGAGTTGCTGCTCGACCGCGTCCACGTCAGCGGGGAACCTCACCTGCCACCAGCCGGTGCCGCACTCCACGCACCACATGCGCGGGTCGGCAGGGGTGACGAGCTGCGCGGACAGACAGGTGCAGGACGCGGTCCACCGGCCGTGGTTGATCTGGGCGTAGAGCTGCTGGCCAAGGACGATGCCGTCGGTGACGGGCAGGCGACGCTGGGCGCGCATCTCGTACCAGCGGACCGCGCGCATCGCCGGCGGCTCGATGTCCCAGGCATCGGAGTTCATGTGCGGCGGGGGGAGATAGAAGTTCTCCGCCCGGGTGATCGCTCCCATGAGGGCCTCTCAGTAGGCGAGTCGGGTAGTGGTGCCCAGAACGCTGTAGACGGGGTCGTCGAGGACCCAGACGGCGCCGAGGTCCGCCCTGCTCGTGTGGAAGTCGAAGTCGTGTTGCGCCTGCTTGATCTGTTCGGTGTATCCCTCGACGAGGACCGTGGCGGTGGGCGCGATCGCCTCGTCGGGCAAGGTGATGACGGTGAGGACGGTGGAGATGTCGGCGTCGAGGAGCGCGCGGTAGGCGGCCGTTGACAGGGTCGCGGCCTGGACCGGGAGCTGCCGCATCTCCGGCTGCGGGTCGGCGTACCGGATGACGATCCACGTGGCCGCGTCGATGACTTCGGCGTCGGTGGTCTTCAGGACGTCGAGCTGCTGCTCTGCGATTCCGTCAAGGGCGATCGAGTCGGGGTCCTGCACTCTCTGCGTCGCGCCGCCCGGACGCGAGGCACGGACGAGGTTGACCTGCTTCTGGTCGTCGTCGGAGAAGTCGACGCCGGCGGTCTCCAGGTCGGCGTACGCGAGGGTGAGTGCGGAGCTCGGGTTGTAGCGGACCGTCCGGCTCTGGAAGATCAGCCGGGCGTCGGCACGACTGCCGAAGAGGCGCCCGTTCTCGGTGCGCTCGACGTCCCGCATGTGCGTGAGCGGCGACGACCCGAGCTGGCCCTGCGCAGCCACCGGCGAGAAGCTGCCTTGCGGGACGACCCCCGGGATCTTGGCGTAGCCGCCGAGCCGGTACATGCGGATCCACGACGGCTCGCCCGCGTGCCCCGTCATGCCGGCCGCGTAGTGCTCGACCAGTTCCGAGATCATCGGGAAGCCGCCGAGGCGGACGTAGGCGGCGACGTGGCTGATCGTGCCCGACCACAGGCTGCTGCCGACCTCGTTGGCGCCGACGTGCAGGACGAGCCGATCCGCCCAGGTCGTGGTCGAGGCGGCGTACTGCACCCCGTCGACCCACACGTCGTGGCCGGCCTCGTCCCACACCAGGTGGTGCGGGGCGCCGTCGGCCAGGTTCGGCGTGGCGATCGTGTACGTCGTCGGGCCGAAGCTGTAGTACTCGACGATCTGGAGCTTCCCCGTGCCGGACTCCAGCTGGAACCTGAGGCCGGAGTCGAAGGCTGCTGCCGCGCCGCTCGACCAGGTCATGATCGTGCGGCCGGGGGTGGACGTGGAGAACCAGCACTCGAACGCCTGGTCCCCGGGGATCACTGCTCCCGCCGACCCGTCGGAGGTGAGTCGCGGGGCGACCGTGCACCGCAGGTACTTCCCGGCCGAGGCTGATGCCGGCGTGAAGGTGGGGGCGGGCAGCTCGTCCGACGGCGGGCCGAGGCCCGTGCCGAACTCCAGCGTGCCGCCGGCGCCGGTCTGCTGGATCGTCATGGACGGCCGGGAGTAGCCGGACTGGTCCCCGCCGGACATGCTGCTCTCCGGCTCGGACAGCGGGTAGTACAGCCGGGCCTCGTCGCCCTGGATCTCCTCGACCAGCATCGGCCCCAGCGCGGGGCGGCGGCTGAGCCACTTCATCATGTCGCTGGCGGTGATGCGGACTGTGGAGTGGAGGCCCTTCCACGTCGTCGGCCAGCCGCTCACCATTCCGTAGAACCGCGGGTGGTGGGTCGCCGGCGTCGAGGACCAGGCGGTGGCTGAGGAGCCCTCCTCGACCTGTCCCTCGTCGAGCCACACCGCGTCACCGGGAACCGGCGACGTCGCGGTCGTGGTGATCCGCAGCGTGTGCGAGGCGGCCGTCGTCGTCCACGTGACCGCGATCCGCTGCCACTGGCCGGTCAGCGTAGACGCGGCGCCGACTGTGGCGCCGTCGATGTCGAGCCGGACCGCCGGGTCCCCGGCCGGCACCCACACCCAGACGGACGCGGTGTACGGCACGCCGATCGTCAGGCCGTACAGCGGGCACTGGAGGACGCCGCCGGTCCCAGACGCCGCCCACGAGATCTTGTGGGCGAAGCTGCCGCTCTTGACGTGGTCGGTGTCGACGCCAGCGCCCGCCGGTTCCTGCCCGTCCGGCGCCGACCAGCTCCCGTCGTCGACCTCGAACCCCGGCTGCACCAGGTAGTTCTTGCCGCCGAGCACCGTGGTGATCACACGGATCGGGCAGTTGCGGCGGACGTGCGGGAAGTATGGGCCCGGACGGCCGGCGGTGAAACGCCCGTCCGGGTTGTCCAGCTCCAGCGTCATCGTGCCGGTCTGGATCTCCGCGAGCTCGTCCGATGCCCCGCGGGTGATGGAGATTCCCTCAGTGGCGGTCAACTTCACGAACCGGGTGATGTCCGTCCACGCCAGATCAGGCGCCACCGCCGAGCACCCGAACCCAGCCTGAACTGTCACTCTCGTCATTCGAGGCTCAGCCCCCCTCCTCCGTTGGTCCGCTTCAACGTGATCAGGACTTTCTGTAGCTGCTTCGCGGTCGACACCGGATCGATCGCGCCCTGCACCGTGATGTAGACCGGCGCGCTGCCGCCAGCCGCAGCCCCGACCCCCTGCCCGGCCGTCGGGCGTCCCGGCTCGGGCCGGATCCCCGCCATGCGGCCCGAGACCTGGCCCATGACCCGGTCGAGGTAAGGGATCTCCGCCAGCGCACCGCCGCCGAGACTGCGCATGAAGTTGGTCGTGATGGCCCAGGCGACCCGCGAGGGGCTCTTGATGCCGAGGGCCTGCTTGATCGCCCTCTCCATCCCCTTGGCGATCTTCACCATCTGCTGCTCGATGGCCCTCTGCTGGGACTGGAGTCCCGAGACCAAGCCCTTGGCACTGTTCACGCCGGCGTCGTACAGCGTCTTGGCGCCGGTCCTGCCGAGCGAGTCCGACTCCCGGTCGATCGCCGCCTGAATCGAGTTGGTCGACTTGAAGTCGGCGTTCGTCATGCCGGCCAAGGCGGCTGCGTAAGCGAAGCCGTCCTCGGGACCCATGGCCAACACCTGGCGCAGCAGGTTCTTGTTCAGGCCCCGCTTGGTCAGGGCGGTGACGTAGCGGTTGAACTGGCGGAGCCGCTCCAGCTTCTGCTGGAGGCCTCCGCGGATCGCCCCGGTCGTGACCTGCGCAGGGTCCAGGCCGAGGCTCGACAGGGAGGACGCGGACTGCGCCGTGGACCGGACACTGGACCGGTAGTTGGCCTGCTCCTCGATGCGGGCCCGCAGCAGGTCCTGCGCGCCCTTGACTTTCGACGCGAGGGTGTCCCGCCGGCTGGCCAGCTTCTGGAGTTTGTCGTGCTCACGGTTGATGAGCTTGACCAGGTTGGAGTCCTTGTTGGTCTTCTGCCCTGCCCACGCGGCCCAGATGTCCTTGTTGAGGTCCGCCGCCGTGGCCTGGATCTGAGCCTTCGATCCGGTCAGTCCACGCAGGATTCCGTTCCGGACGTCGTCCATCAGCGGCTTCATCTGGGCCTTCAGCTTGGCCCGCGCCTTGGCCAGGCCCTCGGCGGCGCCGTCGCCGGCGTGCCCCATCAGCCGCTTGGTCTTCCGGGACGGGGACGCAATCTCCAGCTCAGCCCGGATGCCGTCCTCGACACCGGCCGCCATGACCCGCGCCGCACGCTCGACGTCGGACCGAGACCCGAGCATCCCAGCGACCAGCCCAGCACCGACGTCCCGCCCGGGGCCGGCCCGCCCAGCCATGGTCATGGAGGTGCGGTGGTCGTAGACCCGGGCGTCCCGCCCGAAGTGCATGAGCTCGGGGCCCTCTTCACCGACCCATGCCCACTCGCCAGCGCGCGGGGTACCGCCGCCGGCGTAGCCGCCGATGCTCTTGGCGAAGTTGGATGCGCCGGAGTTCCGGGTCCGGTAGTCGATCATGACGCTGACCGTCTTGCCCTGGACGCTGGCGATCGCACCCTTCGCGCGGGCTACCTGCGCTTCAAGCTGGGAGATCTCGGCCCGGATCGCGGCCCGCTTGCTGTCCGGCACGGCAGCCAGACGCTTCTTCGCGTCGGCCAGCTTCGCCTGCAAGTCCTCCAGATTGCCGCGCACCCGTGCGGTCTTGTCCGGTGTGCGAAGGATCTGATCGGCGAGCCGCTTGGCTGCCGCCTCGCTCAGGCCCATCTGCTGCGCGGACGCGACGAGCGCGCTCCTGCCCCGGTCATAGATCCCGTTGACCGTGGACCACGACGCCCCGGACTCCCGCGCGGCGGCGGTGGCCGCGTCGGTCTTGGCCGCCAGATCGGTCAGCGCTGTCGCGGCGGTCCGGCCCTTCTCGGTCGTCAGGTCGTAGGTGCTGGCGCCCACGCCCCAGGCGCCGGCGTTCTTCCTCGCCGCCTCGGTCGTCGCGTCCAGTGCCGCCTCGAACGCGACCTGCGCCCCGAGCCCTGCGCGGTTGACGTCGTTGAGCAGCTGGAGCGACTGCCGCAGTCCGTCCGCGCTGGCCTTCTGCGCGTCGAGCTTGGTCCGCGTCTCCAGCGCCTGCCGGCCGAAGAGCCCCTGGGCATCGGCCGCGAGCTCCGCCTCGAACCGAGCATTGGCCACCGCAGTCTGGTAGTCGTCGAGCTGACCAGTGAACTGGTCAGTACTACGTCCCGACTGGGCGTACTCGTCAGCCAGGCGTTTCGCGGCCGCGGCCGCGAGGTCGCTGTTGCCGCTGGACACCAGACTGGCGAGGGCCTTGTCAATCGCGTCGACGTTCTCCTTGGCGGCCTTCACCGGAGTCGAGTCCCAAGTGCCCAGTCCGCCGAGCGTGACGATCCACTGCTGAATGTTGTCGGCGGTGCTGGGGTCGGTGAGGGACCGGACCTTGTCGTACAAGCCGTCGAGGTCGGACCCGAATGCCTTCGCCGCCTCGCCCGTGACCTGGCCAGTGGCCCCGAGCTGCTTCAGGGAGCCGGTCAGCTTGTCGACGTCGGGCGGTGCGTTCTTCGCTCCTGCCGACAGCTCCGCCAGCGCGATCACCAGGAGCCCGAGACCGGTGCCCGCCAAGGCGAGCTTCGCTGTCCGAGACAGACCCGAGATCGCAGCGCCCGCCGCAGCCAGCGGACCGGGCGCGCCGGACGCTGCCGTCCGCATCGCCACGATCTGTGTGCCCATGGCGGCCATCGCTGTACGCGCCGCCACTGTCCCGGCCGCCGCCAGGTTGACGACCCGGATCGCGACCGCGAGCTGGAGCAGTAGCGCGATCGTCTCGGGCGGCACTGCCGACGCCAGCTTCGCGAGGATGGCGACGACCTGGAGCATGCCGACGCCCATGTCCGCCGACGCGTCCAGGACGTTGACGACGGTCTCGCCCACGTCGCCCAGGATTGCCCTGACTTCCGGGCCCTGCTCCCGGCACCATGCCAGGAACTCAGCCACGCCGGTCCCGACCTCGTCGGTGTCCAGCTTCCGCAGGAAGGTCACGAGCGAATCGTTGACGCCGTCCATCACCCCGGTACTGAAGGTGCCCATCCGGTCCGCGAACGCATCGAACCCGGGTGAGCTCACCCCGCCGGCCGCGATCGTGACCGTGCGGTCCAGCTCGCCCGAGAAGCCGCGCACCATCGGCGACAGCTTCGGCAGGATGCCCTGCATCACGGCCAGGCCGTGGGTCACCGGGGCCATGGTGTCGCCGGCCAGGCTGTCGGACCAGTCCGCGTATTCGTCCTTGAAGACCGACAGCGCGGCCGCTGCCGCTCTCGTCTCGGGCGGCAGCTTCGCCATCGCCTTCGCGTGGGCGACCTGCGCCTTGACCGCCGCCTCCGACCGGGCGCCCGACTCCGCAACTGCGTCGGTGTACTTCTTCTCGGACTCCGCAGCCTCCGTCATCGCGGAGATCTGCGCCCCGACCGCGATCCCGTACACCCCTGCGGCGGCCGCGCCTGCGAGCACGGCCGGAGCGATCGGTGCCAGCGCGGCCACCGCCGGAATCGCTGCCGGCGCCAGGGTGACCAGCGCCTTCTTGAGCGCTTCCCCGGCCTTCGCCCCATCGTCGGCGGCCTGCGCCCAGGTCGTCGTCGGCCGGGCCAGGTCGCCGGTGCGGGTGGCCATGAGCGCGGCGGCGTCCGCCGTGCTGATGAACCTCCCCTCCAGGTCCCGCAGTCTGCCGTCGGCGTCCTGGGTGAGGGTGAGCATCGCGCGACCGGAGCCGTCGGCCGCGTCCTCCATCTGGCGGCGGAGCCGTTCCGCAGACTCGCCAGCGTGGCCGAGAACGCGGCTCAGGTCGTCGCGTCCTTCCAGTACGAACGTCAGGCGCTCAGCCATCCCCACCGCCTCCTCGCTGCTGGGTTAGGTGCTGCTCGATCCAGGCGACGTAGGACAGGAAGTCGTCGACGATCAGGTCGTCGATTCCTCGTCCGTCGATGTGGAGGAGGTGGGCGAAGAGGCCGAGGAACTCGCCTCGGAGCTGGTCGATTCCGCGGGGGTCGGGTCGCTGCTCTCGGTCGTCGGCTCGGCCGGGCCGGCGGGGAATTTTCCCGAGATCAGCTTCTGGATCGTCGCGCGGGCGTGTTCGACGTCGTCGGCCTCGTCGAGGATCGAGGACAGCGACGCCTCCAGGACCGCGGGCGGCAGCTCGACGCTGACGATCTTCTCAGCTGCGATCGTCGCCCACTCCTCGATCTCCCGCCGGTCGAGCTTGACCGCCAGCTCGCCGACGAGCGGGTCGAAGTCCGCGATGCGCAGCGACTCGTCGCTCCGCTTCTTCAGCACGAAGGCGACCACCCGCATCACGTCGGGGTCCTCGTCACGCAGCTGCTGTCTCACCTGCTGCCAGGCCAGATCCGCGGTGACGAGGCTGGTGATGGTCGAGGCCTCCGAGGTGCGGACCGTACGGAAGTCGTAGCGCTCGACCGGGCCGTCGGCTGGGGTGTGCACGATGAGCACGTGGGTCTCCTAGTTGAGGATGCGGCGTACGTCGTTGAGGACCCGCTCGACCTCGCTGGTCATGCGGGGTGTGTGGGCGCGGACCGTCTTCTCCCACCACAGCGGCGTCGTCCATTGGTTGGCCCAGCGCTTCCGGTTGCCGAACACGGGGTGCCGGATCCTGCCGTCGCTGGTGTTGAGGACCCAGGGCATGTTCCGCAGGTCGTGTGGAAGTACGGACCGGTCGATCCAGACCCGGGCGCCGACGGACCCGGTGGTGCGGACGGAGATCCGTACGGCCTGGGCGACTGTCGCCCGGAGAGGGCGGGACGTTGGTGACGGGCCGCCGCGCTTGCCTGGCTTACGAGGTTCGGCCCTGATCGGGAGGGTCCGAATCGTGTCCTGCATGCTGTCTCGGAGCGGCTCAGCGGCCCGCCTGATGCGCCTCTGCATCGAGGCGCGGATGCGCTCTTGGTCGGCGCGGCGCAGCCGGTCCTGGAGGGCCAGGAGCTGCGCCGTGCCAACGATCCGGACGCTCTGCATCGTCCGGCCCTACAGGGAGGTGTCGGTGCTGATGTACTCAATCTTCGGCAGGTTGGTGCCGTCGTACAGGCCGGTGAAGGACAGGGTGGGCTTCACGACGCCGAAGCCGTCGATCACCGGCGGTGCCTCGTCGATCTTGACCGCAGGGAGCACGATCCGGAAGGTCTCGTAGTAGGTGCTCGCAATGACGGGGCCGATGAACTCCCAGACCAGGGACGTGGCACCGTCCGAGGTGTGGAGGTCGTCGAGGACGGTGTCCACGTAATCCGTCTCGATGCTGCCGGTGATCTTGACCTGGTCGTTCGTGATCGGCTCGGCCTTCTTGCCCTGCCCGCCGGCGTAGAAGCGCTCAGTGTCCTGGGGCCGCTCGATCTTGACGCTGACCTTGCGGATGCCGTCGCGGGCCGTCTCCGCCCCGTAGCTCCCGGTCTTCAGCGCCATCTGACCGAAGTGGTACGGCGACATCGCCGGGTAGCTGGCGGCCGCGAGAACGGACGTCTCCTCGACGTCCTTCGCGTCGACCTCGAAGGATGCCGTGAGCATCTCGCCCGTGCCGCAGGAGAACTCCCCCGAGGTGACCTTGCAGCCGAGAAAGTTCTTCCGGGTGACAGTGCCGCTCGTCAGCGGAACACCCTTCTGGATCGTCAAGGACTTGCCCGCGACGTCCGCGAGGGTGTGGGTCTGAAGGTAGGCGGCGGTGGCCGCCTGCTGCGCCGGGGTGACGCTCGTCCCCATCAGCGACTGGAGCAGGAGCCCCATCGCCTTGTTGGTAACCTCCAGGTCGATGCTGCCGGAGGCCTGCCGCTGGGTGACGACTCGGCGGGCGGACAGCGGCATCAGGCGGCCGCCCGCGATGCCCGCGGACTGGGCAGTCGTCTTCTTGAGCTGAAGGCCTTCCTTCGTGAACTCGACGAACTTCGCCGGGGCCACGTAGGAGCCGTACGTCGTCTCGGCGGCGATTCCGAGCTGGGCGCCGAGACCGGATCCGATCGCCATCAGACGCTCTCCTTCCGGGTGGTCTTCTTCGCCGCGGCCGCGCCGGGCTCCTCGACCGGCTCCCACGTGCCGGTCTGGCACACGTAGCCGTCGAAGCGGTCGTCGGGGACGGTGACGATTTCGTCGGGGGTGATGGCCCGGGAGCCGAGCTCCGGCACGGTGACCGGCTCCGGGCCGAGGAAGCGCACGCGCGCCATGAGGGTCTCCTCGGGGTGAGATAGGGGTGGGGATCAGAGGCGGGCGAGGTACGTCACGGTGAAACCGAGGGCGGCCCGGGCGCCTTGGTCGCTGCTGACCTGCCGGAGGGAACCGGCCGCGAGCTGGGACCACTGGACGGTGCCGTTCAGGGTGGGGGCCTCGCGCGCGGTATCGCTGGCGCGGAGTGCGTCCTCGACGACGGCCAGGACCTCGAAGGCCCGAAGGCGCCGGGGCCGGATGTCGATGTCGCCGGACCAGCAGTCGATCCAGCAGGTGATGACGCCTTCTTCGTTGCGGCTGCGAGCGCCCGCGTAGGCGAACTCCTGGAGCATGGTGGCGCTCTCGCTGTCGCCGGGCTGCCAGCCGATGCACAGCTGGTCGGGGACGGCCTGGTCGTCGACCGGCGGGCCGTCGACGATCTGCACCTCGGCGAGTGCGGGAGCCGCGCGGAGGATCTCCAGGAGCGCGTCGATCGCGGCCGGTACGGCGGAGGTGGCCATCAGCCCACCCCCGGAGGCAGTCGGTACGGTTCCATCAGCTGGAGCGCGCGGTTGGGGATCGCGTAGCCGAAGGAGGGTGTGGGCTCGTTGACGTCGAAGTCGGGGGTGCCCATGGTCGGGCGCTGCGGGCCCTGTCGGGTCTGCCACAGGTGTCGCAGGATGATCCGGGCCGCTGCGGTGAGCGCGGCAGGGACGATGAGTCGACCCACCCGGGTCGTCGAGATCAGCGAGCCGACGAACGTGCCGCCGTCGAGGCGGCGCACGATCCCGGTGTCGGGGTCGACGTCGAGGTCAGCGGGCGCGTACGAGGTGCCGCCAGTGTGCAGCGGCTCCAGGGCGAGCAGCTCCACGACGGGGGTATCGCGCAGTGTGATCGAGGCCGCCCTCCGGAGGTCGATCCGGTGAGTGACGGTCCGGATGATGACCGGCCCGCACATGCCCTCGATCCCGGCGGTGATCGACTCGATCCATGTCCGCAGCTCGTCGTCCTCCGCCGCGTCGGTGAGGCGCAGGTAGCGCTTGGCGTCGGCGAGCGAGAGGATCCCCGGCGGGGCTGCCTCACGAACGTCGAAGGAGTCGGTGTGCGCGTCCGCGGGGTCGATGAAGACCCACCGGATGACGTGACGTCCTGCCTGGGCCGTGGCGTAGTCGACCACGTACCGGCCGGTCCCTGACTCGTTCGCGACCGGGGTGGTGGTTGTGCCGTCCGGCAGGGTGACGGTGACCGAGGCGCTGCCGGCGGTGGTGAGGGTGCCGCCCGGGTCCCGGCACTCGGCGGTCAGGCGCGCGGTCGCGCCAAGGTCGTACGGCACCGCTGACCTCCTACTCGACGGGGGCCGGGCCGTCGCCGAGGATGCCCTTGCGGGCCTTGCCCGCGGCCTCGGCCGTGAGGACTCGCTCGCGCTCGTCCTCGTCGGCGTCCGCGAGGTAGGCCAGGACGTCCGGCGCGGTGTGCTCGCCAGGGTCGAACGAGGGGGCCGGCGGCTCGTCGTCCGTGGTGCCCACCTGCTTGGTGCTGGTGGGCGGGGTGAGCGTGCGGGCCGTCCCCGGCTCGTTCGTCGCCGCCTCGATCCGGCGGGCCGCCTGCTGCTTGACGGCCGCATCGACGTTCTCGAAGAGCGCTCCGTGCGTCTTCAGGATGGGGTCCTTGTCTTCGACGAGCCGACCGGCGGTGTAGGCGACGGGCATGCCGTCGCGCCAGACGGTGAACGGCTCCAGTACGCGGAAGACCATCGAGTTCTCCTAGGTGTGCGAAATGGGCTGGCGCCGGGGGAACCCTCGGACGATGACGGCGCCGAACGTGCCTCCGGACGTGGCGCCGGTGGTGACGGCCTTGACCCGCAGGTACCGCTTCGATCCGACGTAGCCGAGCTCGAAGACCTTGTCGTCATCGGTCGACGCGATGGTGGGGGCGGCGCCCTGGAGGTCCGGAGCGGCAACCGTGCTCCACGACGAGTTGTCGGAGGACTCCTCCAGCGTCACGGCGACCGAGCCGTCCGTCATGGTCCCGGTGAAGACCACGATGAGGGCCGAGCGGGATGCGTCGAGGTTCTCGTGCATGTCCACGGTCGTGCCGGTGGCCGTGCCGTTCGTACGGGTGGCCTGCGCCAGCGTGATCTTGGCCCTGGCGATGTTGTAGAGAGACGGCCGCATCGACGTCTCCTTCCTGGTGCGGGCGGGCCCCGCCCGGAAGAGCGGGGCCCGCAACGGGTAGGTCAGGTGACGTTGAGCATCCGGAACGCGGCGTCGTTCACCGAGTCGGCGCCGACGCGGTAGTACGCGTACCAGCCGCGCTGACCGGTCGGTCGACGGTTCGCTCCGACGAGGTGCGGGATGAACTCCACGCTCATGCCCACCCGGTCGGTGATCACGTAGTTCTCGAACGCTCCGTAGACGGCCATGTAGTTCTCGGCACCGTTGTTGACCGTGCCGTCCATGTCCTCCGCCTCCAGGGCCCGGCGGCCCAGGAGCTGCGGCGGCACATCGGCGCCGATCCGCTCCCACAGGTTCGTGCCGCCGGCGGAGTCCAGCTGCCGCACCGCGTTGTAGAAGCCGCGGTTCGCGAGCCAGGCCGCCGAGGGCATCTTGCGGTAGCGGGCGGGCAGGGCCGTGTCGACCTTGTAGATGTCGCCGGACGCGAGGGTGTCGGCCGTCGTGGAGGTGATGATCGAGGACGTGCCGGTGAGGGCGGTGACGATGCCGGTGGGCTGGCCCGATCCGGTACCTGTCACGAAGGCGGCGGCCTCAAGGTTGTCCTTGCCCTGCGCGAGCAGGCGCCCGACTTCGGTGGTGACGTTGTCCGCGTCGTCCATCGCTTCGATGGAGATCGGGACGAACCCGTCCGCCTTGTAGTTCGGGATCGAGGGGCCTGCGAAGGTCGGGGCGTTGTCGCCCGCCTCGCTGGCCTCTGCGGCCCACCGCCAGGTGACCGCGCCTGCGCTGACGCCGTTCCACACGTCGCCGGTCGCCACGACCTGGCGGGCGACGGAGCGGATCTCGTTGAGGGACCCGGCGCTCGTGATGATGACCGTGGGGTCCATCTGGAAGGGGACGAGGTAGCCGCCGGCGTTGTCCGTGAGCGACATCGCGCGCTCCAGGGCCTGCTGCTCCTCGGGCGTGATCATGTGCGCCTTGCCGCGAGCCAGCTTCGACCAGGCTCGCATGTACTCGGGCGCGCTGGTCGCGAGGCACATGCGGGCGATGGTTCCGCGCTTGTCGTCCCAGGCCTCGATGATGTCCGTCGCCGCGGAACGGATCGCGCTGTTGGCGCCGGCCATCTTCTCGACGGCGCACAGGGCGCGTGCACGCAGCTCCTGGCCCAGCTGCTCCGGAGACCGGTCGAAGGTCCTCATCTCCGAGAGGTTCCAGGGGTTGCGGAAGCGGCGGTCCTCGACACTGTCGGGGTTGAGGATCGGGTCGGCGTCGTACCCGTCCGAGCTGTACGACGTGCCGCCGCTGACGGCGAGCGCGGACGGGGCGCGGCGCTCGGACACGCTGGCCGCGGAACGGACGCGGTCGAGAGCGGCCTTGCGCTCCAGGTGGCGCCGGTGGGCGTCGACCTCGCCGAACTCGCGGGTGAGCTCGTCGAAAGACTGCTCGTCCTCGGCGGTGAGCTCGGGCTTCTCGCCGAGCCTCTCCAGCTCGGCCTGGATGTCCTTCAGACGGATGACGGACTGCGGGTGGGAGAGCTCCATCAGCTCTTCTCCTTCGGGGTGTCGATGGACGCGAGCCGCTCTCCCATGAGCCCGGTGATCTCTTGGATCTGGGCGCGGAGTTCGGCGGTGCGCGGGGAAGGCGACGGGTGCCCATCGGCGGGCGGCGCGTCAGTGGGGGTCGGCGGGTGCTCCCGTTCGAGCGGCGCGCCAGGCAATGCGGTGGGAACCTCGGGGCGCACGGGCGCGGCCGGGGCGGGGCCGGGCGGCTGGTGCCGGGCGGCGGGGTAGAGGAGCGCGGCCGCGACCTCGCGGCGGAGCTCCGGGTCGTCGGGAATCTCGGGGGCTGCGGCGTCCCGGGCCAGCGAGGCCCGGATGCTCCGGGTGACGCCCTCATCGGCGGCCAGGCCGTCGGCGACGTCCCGGGCCCGGACGGAGACCGAGGTGCCGGCGTAGGCCGGGAAGACCACGGGGCCGAGCTCGCGGCACTTCAGCTCCACGAGCTCGCGCTGGAGCGGGCCGCGCTCGCCGGGCTGCCACAGCAGCGGACCGATCTCGTCGTCCCGGAGCAGCTTGCCGTTCACGTCGCGCCACTGCTCGCGGACGACTTCGAACCGGAACGACATGCCGTTCACGGTCTCCTCGGCGATCGCGTCCCTGACGGGGGCCATCAGCCAGTTGTCGGTGATCCGGGCCTCGACGAAGAGGCCGTCATCGTCCTCGCGGAGGTCAACGATGGAGCCAATCGGCAGCGAGCCGATCAGCGGGTGCCGGCCGTGGTCGAACTGAAGGACTGGGGTGCTCTCCCGGATCGTCTTCCGGAACGCGCCCTTGCGGATCGTCTCCGTGAACGCGCCCTCCCAGGAGTCGATCTCGGTGGCCTGGCCGAAGACCGCGGCATACCCGCGGAGGGTCCGGCCATCGCCGTCCTCCGCTTCGCCGCTGGCGCGCTGGAATGAGAACGGCGCGGACCTGGTGAGGTCGCGCGCCGCGGTGTGCAGGGTGCCCATCAGGTCCCCTCCTCAGGTGGCGTGGGCGTGGTGGGTCCAGTGCCTCCGGGCTTCTGGAGCTGGACGCTGTAGAGGCCGGAGTGCCGCAGCAGAGTGAAGTCCTCCGCCTCGACGGCGGCGATGACGGTCTCGGGGACGTAGCCGGCGTCAACCAGGGCTCGGATCGTGCGGCTCTTGAGCCCCTGAATCTCTGCGGCGTCCTTGTTGTCCTCGCGGAGGAACGGCACGTCGCGGACGTCGTACCAGAGCCGTACGGCAGTTCCCGGTGGCTGGAGCAGGGTGGCGAAGGAGCCAGCGGCGTTGCCCCACAGCGGGTGGATGGTGCCGTCCGCGAACCGGCGTCGTGCCTGGCCGTAGTTGGAGTACGTGGCTGCGGCCAGGCCCTCGGAGAAGCCGACGATGACCGGCGGGACGCCGGCGGCGGCCGCGATCCGGGTTTCGCCTGCGCCCTGGACCTTCGCGAAGTCGAGCTGCTGGAAGTCCCGGCCGACGACTGTGACGTCCGCACCGCCGCCGAGGTACAGCGTCTTGTAGGCGTTCTCGACGCCCCGGTGGCCGCTGTCCATCTTGGCCTTGAACTTCTCGAACGCCTCGGGCGTGACCTCGCGGGCCAGTCGGACGACCAGGTTCGGCGTCGCCGCGTTCTCCAGAAAGGCCTGCTTGTGCCGGGCCATGAGGTTGTCGTTCTGGGTCTCGCGGATGACTGGTGTCAGCCAGGACATGCCGCGGTATGTGGCCAGTGGATCGGGGGTGGGCGCGAAGTGCACGACCTCCTCGGGCCACAGGAAGACGGGGTCTTCACCGGGCTCCTGATAGAGGTAGCCGTACCGGCGCCAGCCGAGGATGCCGCCGTGCATCCGGCGGCGCTCCAGGACGATCTGCACCCAGTCGGGCCGCATCCGGACGATCTCGGGCCCATCCGCCACCCAGTAGCTGTTGCCCGCCAGGTCTGCGTCCTGGATCACGCGGGCCAGGAGGTCCTGCGTGGTGCCGCCGACCCAGGGCTTTTCCAGCCGGGCCAGCTCGGTGGTGCCGAACATCTCGCTGGGCCGTCCGCCGTTTACCCGCTGCCACGTGAAGCGGGCCGAGGAGAACACGCTCAGGCGGGCGACCATGCAGGACCAGACGATCGGGTTCGTCGCGAAGAGCCGCGCGTACCCAGGGAGGTCCCCGGGGGCCTTCTCGGCGGCCTGTCCGGGCTGGGTCTGCGTGATGCCCAGCGCGGAAAACGCGCCGTACCCCAGGCCCGCCTGGAGCGCCTCGGCGTAGTCGTCGATCGTGGAGATCGCCCGCTGCTCGCCGCGGCGCCGCCGGGACTTCCACAGTGACGTCACGTGTCGTCACCTCCCACGTCGGCGACGAGCAGGCAGTAGGCCACCAGCTCCATGCCGCCGACCATCAGCGCGGCGGCCAGGTCGATGCCGAAGCCGACGCCGGCCGCAACCATCCCGCCGCCGACGAGCACGCCGAGACGGGCCCAGCTCCGGCGGCTCACACGAATGCGACCCACGGCTCTACCTCCTCTTCCGGCTCCTCGACGTCGGCCGTGAGGCCCCAGCGAGCGAGCGTGATGCCCACCAGGGGGCTGATGTCGACTCCGACGCCGCGGCGGGCCCACGCCCACGCTTCGCCGAGGTCGCGCTTCCGGGCGCCCGCGAGCGCGATCGTGAGCGGCGCCTGGCCGCCGATGTGGACAAGCTGCTGCGACACGACGGCGTCGAAGAACTGGCCGGTCGCCTGCGCAACGTCCCGGGCCCGCGGCGTGACCACCTCGATCCCGAGGCGCTCCTCCAGCTCCTTGATGAAGGAGCCGGCGGGGCTGGAGGGGTCGATGACCCAGCAGCGGGGGCTCCACTTCGCATGGAGCTCGGCGGCCCGGTCCACCACCCACTGGGTGCCGGGCCGGTTCTCCACCATCTCGACGTGGACGACGTTGCCCGCGCGGCCCGCCATACAGATCGAGGTGTGCGAGCGTTCGGGCGTCGTGTCGATCGCGAAGCTGTACGGGGCCTCCGGCTGGCTCTCGCCATCGATGAGCGCCTCCCAGGCGTCCTTCCCGATGACCGACCAGGCGTCGCCCTCCTCGTCCGGGTAGTCCCCGACCCCAAGCCGTTCGCGGCCGAAGATCTCCGGGCCCATGGTGCGGCGCTCGCGTTCGGTGTGCTCCAGTGTCAGCCGGTACCCGAGGGCTGGGTTCGCCTTGGCCACGGACTCCGGCGCGAGCGGATCATCATGATCGGTGCACGCGGTGGAGCACTCCTTGACGTGCGGATTGATCGACCACTCCAGGTAGACCATGGACGGGTCGGGCTCGCCGGACTCCTGGGCGGCCAGGGCGCGGCGCCGGAGGCGGCCGAGCTGCACGGACTGCGCCCCGATGCCGGCGGACCCGAGGTACCAAACCTGGGGGTCATCGACGGCGGCCATGGTGGGCATCAGGGCGCCCATGGCGTCGTCGCCGAGGATCATGTCCTCGTCGAGGATCACGCAGTTGCCGGTGAAGCCGCGGCCGGAGCCGCCGGAGCGGGCCAGGAAGCGGAGTCGCTGGCCGGTGAGGAGCTCGATGGCCTCCTCGCCGGTGGTCCGCCGGACCCTGGCAACGCGTTTCCGCAGGTGGTCCGTGTTCACGATCAGCGACTCGATGCGGCGGAACGCCTCGATCGCCGTCTTGAACTCGTGCGCGCTGTGGATGATCAAGTCCTCGCCGAGGAGGAAGAGACCTGCGAGCTCCCTGGCTTCGATGATCGAGCCCTTGCCGTTCTGGCGGCTGACGGTGACGGCGCACTCGAAGGCGGCCCAGCGGCCGTCGGCGTCCTCGCCGAGCCCGACAGTGAGAGCGTGCTGCTGCCAGGGGTCGAGCAACAGGCCGGCGGACGCCGCGAGCTCGATCGCCTCAGGGCCGGAGGAGGCGACGTACGGGGGAACCGTTTCAATCCGGGGCCTCTGCGCGCCGTAGATTCGCTCAGGAGCTGCGGCGGCCGCCCTTCCCTTCTGTGCCACCCCGGCGGGCCTTGCGCTTCTCCTGGAGCTCATCGAGCGCATCCCCCTCTGACTGGATCGGCGCGAGGCTGCGCAACTCGGTCATCAGGGCCCGAACTTCGCGGGCGGCTACCGCCTTCGCGGTCGGGGCGTCGGCCTCGTCGATCGCGGCAGCAAGATCAACAGCGAGGGCCGCGAGGCCCGGTGCGATGTCTTCGACGCCAAGCCGATCGATCTCTCGCCGGATGGCCGCTTCCGCACTCACGTCACCCAGGGTCACCGTCACTCCCAGTCACAGGAAAGAATCTTGAAGAAAGGTGTCGAAATGGGTTGACATGAGGGGCACATTGTGCAGGCGCCGTTGATCTTGGCCCGCGCACAAAACAGGGAGACAAGGGCTTTTGGGTCGCCCGCCCTCCGGATTCCGCGATGCCCGAGCGCCCCCCCTGCCTGGGGTGATCACCAGGCTCGGGAGGCCTGCCGGGTGAGACGGTGGGCGCTGCGCTTCGCGGCCTGGCGGTACCAGCGGGTGGCCACTGCCTTCATGTGGGGCGCTCGCATGTCGTCGATGCGCTGCATGACGATCTCGCGGCCGGGGTCGACGGTGATGAACTCGGCCTGGTGGCGCCGGTACTTCGCGGTGGCGCGAGCGCTCGGCTGCGTGTGGATGAGGTAGACGTCGACCGTCTCGCGGTGGGCGAGAGCCTCATCGATGGCGGCGAACCGGGCGCGGTGGGCGACTCGGAGGAGGACCGGGTCGTGGTTCCACTGTGGGGCGCCGGGGCCGGCGAGTGCGGTGGCGATGAGGTCGAGGTCGATGACGATGTCGCGTGCTCGCGCTTGGGCGCGGATCCAGCTGCTCTTCCCGGCGGCGGGCGGGCCGCTGACGACGTAGAGCGTCATCTCGGGTCACCACCTTCGGGAGGCTCGCTGTGGTCCCTGTGCCACTCGGTTGCCTCGGGCGGAGTTGCATCGCCGGTGGGCGGAGCGGGCGTTGGCGGGGTCGAGGAGGCTGCCGCCGAGGCTGATGGGGGTGGCATGGTCGAGGGTGAATGCCCAGCTGGAGCGCTTCGCCTGTTCGCCGGTGATGCGGTAGTCGATGTCGTGGCCGCACCACCAGCAGGGGAGGCGGAGTGCACGCTGCTGTGCGGTGAGGCGGCGGTAGGGGCGCCCGTTGCGGGGGTTGCCGGCCACGGGCGCCTCCTTGTGGTTCAGGGGCTGGGGGTGGCGGCGGAGGCCGCGTCTTCGATGGCTTTCCGAAGGTCGTCCTGGCCGGTCTTGTTGGACTGCTGGACGACGGCGAGGACGGTGTCGAGGTACTCGTCCTCGCTCATGTCGGCGCACTCGGGGGGCCGGGTGAGGTCGTCGGCGGTCTTGGCGTCCTGGACGGCGGCGTAGACGGCGTCGGTGCAGGCCTGTGCGGCTGCTTCGGTGTCTGCTGGGGCCGAGCTGGTGGGTGCCGCGGTGGTGGTCGCTGCGGGGCGGTCGGGTTCGGGTGTTGTCCCGCAGGCCGTGAGGGCGGCGAGGAGGCTGGCCGCGAGGGCGGTGGCGAGGTGTCGGGTGCGCATCGGGTCAGCGTGCCGGACGGGCCTGGTGTGGGGTGGGTGTGTGTCCGTCTCGTGACGTGCGAAAGGCCCGCTGTGGGGCGGGCCTCTTGTGTCCGGGCACGCCGGACTTGCCACCGATCTTGCGGCATGTGTGCGGGAAGTGCAAGTACCGCTGGGGTGCGGTGGGGCGGACGGGGTTGTTGATCTTTATCTCTCTGTAGTGAGTAGGGGTCTCGGTTTTGCGGACACTGAGACGGGTCAGTGTCTGGCATTCCGAGACACTGAGACGGGTCAGTGTCCGGGATTCCGAGACGCTGGAGTTGGGGTGGAGGGTCTCGGTTCTGCGGACGCTGAGGGGTGGTCAGTGTCCGGGATTCCGGGATGCTGAGACGGGTCAGTGTCCCGGTTTTGCGGACGCTGAGGCTGGGCTGTCGGCGTGCGTGCCGGTCATTCCGCATCGTCGGGGCTGTGGCGGTATCCGCGGCGGTCCGCGAGGGCCTGGAGGGCGGTGGCGCCGTACCAGCGGTGCGCGCGGCCCTCGGTGTTGTCGGGGGCCGGCCAGCGGCCCTTGGAGCGGTCGGCGCGGATGGTGCCGGCGCTGATTCCGGCGGCGGCCGCGATCTCGGCGGCGGTGTAGAGACGGCGGGGCTCCAGCGGGGTGGTCGCCCGGGCGAAGTGTTCGGCGATGACCTGGTCGGCGGCGGCCGGGTCGTACAGGTAGGCCTGGCCCTTCTTCCCGGTGGGCGCGGGCCAGTCGGGGTGTCGGGCCCACACGTTGCGGATCGTCTTCTCGGCGCGGCCGTGGCGAGCGGCGATCTGGCGGAGCGTCTCGCCGGTGGGGGGCGTGTCTACCATGGTGGTCCGGCCTTTCTGGCTGGTGGTGACCGGCAGGTTTTCGCGAGCGCCCGCTGTGGCGGGTGTCTGGGCTTCGGCTCGGGCCTGCCGGTCTCTTTGCATTCTGGGGACATGGGGAGGCCCCCGGCTGGCTGCCGGGGGCCGTTGTGGTGGTGGCTACGCGTCGGTGTTGCCCAGCAGCCAGTCGCCGAGTTCGGCGAGGCTGTCGGTGGTGACGATGAGGGTCGCCAGGGCGGAGTGGGCGCGGGCCTGGTGGAAGTCCTGGCAGAGGAGCCCGTAGAGGTCCATCGAGGCGAGCCAGAAGCAGCATGAGGCGAAGAGGGCCGCCTGTGCGTCCTGGGGCATCGGGATGTCTTCGACGATCTCGGAGACGCGGCGGACGGCCGGGACGGCGTCCAGGTTGCTGATCTCTCCGGTGGGGAGGGTGATCGGCAGCGGGAGGTTCGCGCACGCCTTGACGAGGATGGTGTAGGTGAGCGAGAGGTCGCGGGCGATGCGGCCCATGATCTCGTCCTGGTAGTCGGACATGGTGTCCGCCTTTCCGGTTGTGGTGGTGGGTTCGGGTTCGCGGCCCGTTCCCTCTTGGTCTCTAGTATGCCGATAGCTGCCCCGAATTGCAACACCTGGAGGGAAGGAAATGGCCCCGCCCCAGAGCTGGGCAGGGCCGTTCCCTCCAGGGCTACGCCCGGCGCCAGTCACACAGCCGGTTGCCAGCGCCCACACGGGCCGTCAGCCGCGTCCCCGGCAGATCCTTCCGGGCCGCGCCCAGCGCCGCCGCGATCTCGACGGCCGGGTACCGCTCCGGCTCGGTGGCGTCCGGGGCGTCCGCGACGACCTCGGCCTCATCGCCGACCAGGAGCAGGATCCTCACGTTCACGCGCTCGCTCATCAGGGGTGTTCCTCTCAGGTGGTGGGGGCCCACTCGGGCCGGTAGTCGGGGTGGTCGGCGTACGGCAGGGCGAGCAGGCGGAGCACCGACTCGGGGACGTCCAGTTCGGGGGCGTCGTTGTCGTAGTTCTCGTAGGCGGTGACGATCCGCCGCTTGGCGTTGACCTCGGCCAGCACCCGCGCGGGATCGTGGCGGACGATGTGGTCGGCGATCCCGGCCCAGTTGGCGGAGGCGCACTCTTCTGCACGGTCGCCCTCGGTGGCGACGATGACGCCGGTTTCCCCGATCTGCCGGAAGCTGTCACCAGCTCTGCGGGCAGCTGCGGCGTCTTCGTCGAGGCGGGCGCTGAGGAACGCGATCAAGTCGGCCATGCGGTCCATCATCCCTTCTGCGGAGGCGGCGGAGGCGGGGTCCGCGCGGCATCGGCGGCGGCCTGCGACTGCTCGTTCCGGCGGCGGAGTTCGGTGAGGCTGATGGTGGTCTTGAAGTCGCCCACGTCAGCGCTCCTCGCCGTCGGCGAGGCCGTCCCACGGCTCCTCGTCGCCCGGCCCGGCGGTGGCGGCCGTCTCCTCGGCGGCCCATCGCGCCTCGTCCTCGGCGTCGAGCCGGTACTCGTCGGACCGGTCCGACTCGGCCAGTTCGGCCGGGTCCAGGACGTCGGCGTTGGTCATGTCGTCGTACTCGCTCATCGGGTGCTCCTCAGGGGTAGACGGCCCGGGAGAGGGCCGGGAGACGGGGGTAGACGGTGCGGTAGACACGCAGGTCAGGCCGCGTCTACCTGGGTGGGAGACGGGGACGTCTCCCGGGTGGGGAAGTGGTGGTCGAGGTCGGCCGCGCGGACCCCGCGGGTGGGCACCCCGCGCAGCTTCACCTTGGGGTCGACGGGGATGCCGAGGGCCTCCAGACGGAGCCTCAGATCGGCCACCTTCCAGTCCTCCCCCTGGCCCTGCTTCTGGAGGTGGGCGAGCACCTCCGACAGGTGCACCGCGGGGCGGTCGCCGAGCACCTCCCGAAGGAGCGCGACGGCGGCCTCCGCCGGGTGCTCCTCCGGGGTGGTCTCGGGCTCCTCGGCGGGGGTCTCCTCGTGGCCCCCGGCACGCCATGCGGCGAGGGTCCAGGCGGCGGCCGCGAGCCACATCAGCCAGGGGGCCGCGCGGGCGGCCCGGTACGCGCCGTACGCGAGGCCGCCGAGGAGCACCAGGCGGAGGATCGGGCCGAGGGCGGCGCGCCAGCCGGTGAGGTCGTCCCGGCGGCCGGCGGCGGCCCACGCGGTGAGCGCGGCGGTGAGCCGGTCGTAGAGGGCGCGGGAGCCGTCGGCCAGGCGCTGGGCGATGCCGTGCCGGGCGGCGACGTCGACCGCGTGGGAGAGGCGGCGGTTCACAGGCTTACCTGGCCCTCGAAGAACGCCTTCGCGGTCGCCCCGGTCTGGTTCACGGTGTCGGGGAGCCAGTCCAGGAGGAGGACGACGCCCGGGAGGATGCCGAGGACGGCGCCGGTGGCGAGGCCGCCGAGCATGCGCCGCTTGTCCTGCTTCCCCGCGCTCTTCCAGACCAGGAGGATCGCGCCGGCGTAGCCGGTGACGACGATGCCGCCGGGGGCGGTAAGGGTGCCGAGCCGGGCCGTCGCCATGGTCGTGCCGCTGGTGCCGGCGGCGGCGGAGACGACGGTGTCCCCGCCGCCGGAGAAGATGCCGACGATACCGGCTGCGCCCCAGCCGAGGAGGCCGCCGGCGCACATGGTGGCGAGGAGGCCGAGCAGGAGCGTTGAGCCGTACGGCAGGAGTGCCTTCGGATCCCGGCCGCCCCGCCACCAGGGGCGCACGTTGGCCCAGAGGACGAGGAGCGCGAGGCCGACTCCGGCGAAGGACAGGGCGACGGGGTTCATCGGGTGACTCCGGTGGTGATGGTGACGAGGTCGAAGGGGCTGAGCGCGCCGAAGATCAGGCCGATGAGGGCGATGACGGCGGCGATGAGGAAGCGGAGCGCGCGGGTGCGGTGCACCAGGCGGGCGGCGAGCAGGAGGGGGACGCCGGTGAGGGCGTAGGCCCAGGGGATGCCGACCTCGGTTCGGGCCTGGCCGACGGTGTAGGCCCAGACTCCGGCGAGGCTGTAGCCGACGCCGGGGATCGGGAGGAGCGCGGCGAGCAGCGCGACCGTGATCTTCCGGGGCTTCGCGATGCTCGTGAGCCATGCCCACAGCCGCTCCCAGCGGGACGGCTCCGGGGGCTCCTCGGCGGGGAGGAAGGTGACGTGCACCTCGATCGGGCCGGGCGTCGGCGGGGTGGGCCAGAGCGCGGCGGCGGGCGGGGCCGGAGGCGCGGGCGGCGTGCGCCAGGGCGGGATGTCGCCGGGGCCCGGCGGCCGCGGGGGGAGCGGCGCGCCGGCGGGGATGATGCGGGTCGGGGTGACCGGGCGGTCGGCCATCAGTTGTATCCGCCTTCCATCGGGCGCGGCGCCCCGGGCGACTTCTCCGCGGCCTTCTTGGCTCGGGACAGCACGGTCCGCACGTACGGCTCGTCCACCGTGATGCGGTTGATGCGCTGGACACGCTCGACGATGTCGGCGGCCTTCACGTTGGGGCCCAGCGCGGCCGCAGCGCCGAGGATCGCCTTGGTCTTGCTCGGTGCGGGCAGGGGCGGGGCCTCCGGCGCATCATCCGCATCACCAGGCTGTGGGGGCGCATCATCCCGCTCAACGCCCACGTCGGTCGGGGGACGCCCGGTGACGAGGATGACGTCAACCGCGTCCACGATCACCCCGTGCTCGACGAGGATCGAGGCGAGCTCGGCCGGGGTCGCATCAGGGTGCGCATCACCCGTGATGCGGATTGCGTCCTCGGGGTTCATCTCGGCGAAGCGGCGCCGCAGGACCTCGCGGGCGCTGTGCCGGTTCGGCGGCTCGGTGGCAAGCGGCGGCGGGCTGGGCGTGCCGAGGAGGGCCCGGAGCGCGAGCTCGGCGCCGTCGGTGACGCGCTCGCGCTGCACGGTGAGAAGTCCTTCGGAGAGCGCGATGTCCCCAGCGCCGATGCGGCGGGCGATGCGCCAGGTGGCGCGCTCGGAGATCCACCGGGTGGCCCGGTCTGGGTGCCGGGCGGCACGCGCCTGGTGGTAGGCGAGGGCGCGGGCGGCGGCCGCGTTGCGGCGGGCGGTCTCCGCGTCGTGTCGGGTGCGGTAGATGACGATGCGGCGGGCGACGAGCCCGAGTCCCTCTGCCGCTCCGCTCATGCCGAGGGGGGTGAGGACGTAGATCACGGTCTCGGCGGGGGTGTCGGCGACGGCGTAGCCGATGGCGGCGCCGGCGATCGGCGCGAGCCACAGGCCGACGCGGACGGCGGCGGGGGCGGCCTGGCCGAGCATCGTGATGCCGACGAGGACGAGCGCGAGGATGAGGGTCAGGCCCTCCCCTGCTGCGACGGCGCCGATGGCGGTTTCCGCGCGGCCGAACTCTTCGGTCACGTTGCTGAAGGTGGCGTAGCCGCCGGCGCCTCCGATGGCGGCTACGAGGACGGCGGCGCCGCCGAGGACGGCGATCTGCCCGGCGCTGAGCTGCTGCTGGGTGGTCATCGCGGGCGCGCCTCCTCGATGAAGGTGTGGAGGGCGGTGGCGTAGTTACTGCGGGTCAGTCCGGCCGCGGCGGGGAGCTCCTGGTCGAGGCGGCGCTCGAGGTCGTCGGCGGCGGGGGTGTCGCCGTAGAGGTCGTCGGCGATCCGCTCGCAGATGGCGGTGCGGGCCCGGAGGGACATCGCGACGCTGGGGCTGTGGGTGGTGAGGCGGGCGGCGAACCAGCCGAGGCGGCGGAGGACGCGCTGGTCGATGGGGGCGGGGGGAAGGGCTACGGCGGGCGCGGGGGCGCCGGTACGCTCGGTCATGGCCTGCTCCTGGTGGTTCAGGGGTGGGCGGGCCCCGGCCATATGGAGTGGCGACTCCCGGCCGGGGCCAACTTGCGTTGTAGCTGGGCTACTTCCATGGAGCGTATGGGACCCATACACTCTTGGCAAGTAGCCCGCCCCGGACGGAGAGGTGCGGCTGTGAGCGAGGAGGAGGTGCGGCAGGTGTCGGAAGCCCTGGACGCCATCGAGCGCATCGAGGACCCGGAGGAGCGCGTCCGAGCTATGAGTCAGACCATGGCCGCGCAGGTCAAGCGGAATAAGACGTGGGTGCTGGAGCGCCGGGCCTTGGTGCTGAAGCTCCGCGATGCGGAGGTGTCGATCCGGCAGATCGCGGCCCGCGTGGGCACCTCGCCTAGTACGGTGCAGGACATCCTGCGCGGATACAGCGGATCAGGCTCGCATCGGCCGCGGGCGACGCCCGCCGCCGAGGACTGACCGGCGGCTGGAGCTGCCGGGAGCGCTGGCCGGTGTGGCTACAGGGCCATCGGCCCTTGGGTGGGGATGGAGAGACCGATGGTGATCAAGAGGATCTTGCGCGCCCTGGGCGAGGCCGCATCGAGAGACAGGAATGTCGTCAAGGGCTTCAGCAACCCGGCGACGTTCTGCTGGCGCTGTGAGTGTGGCGCTACCTCGCGCGGTCCGGACATCAAGGCTGAGGCGCAGTTCAAGGCCCAGCGGCACCAGTTGCGGAAGGAGATGGGGCATCCGCTGCCGGAGGTCTACTCCGTCGAGTGACCCGGCTGGCCGCCCTCCTTCGCGACCCACAGGCGGCTCCACGGTTGCGGGTAGAATCGAACGCATGTCCGAAGGGTTGTCGCGCCTCCAGAAGCTCCGCGTCGTGCGCGAGTGGCAGGCGCACGCCCTTGCTCGGACCGACGCGGCCATCGCCGAGGAAGAGCAGCGGCACGCCGCCTTGCAGCGGCCGGCACCCACGGCCGCACCACCTCTGCACGGTGGAGAGTGGGCCGTAGGTCTCCTTCGCAAGGGAGGCCGGCCCGTGCCCGCTGAGGTGCACCGTGGCGACTGCCGGATGCACGGAGGCCGCAGCCGCCCCCTCACCCGTGAGGAAGCCATCCGCGCCATGACCGTGGACGACATTCCTCCCTGCCCGTACTGCCGTCCCGAGACCGATCTCGGCCTGCTCGACGGCTAAGTGCAGCCCCGCCCCCACCTCCACGACCGGGCATGGCCCCTCAAGAGTGGGCCGTTTGTTCTGATCTTGGGTAATGTGGACGATCTTTTCTCCTCCACAACCTGTGACCTGGATAGGTGCAGGTCAGAGTCTTTCTTGCGGCAGTCGAGTTGCCTTGTGCACACCCGCACACCCAGCTCTGTCCACAGAAATGGTGGGGTTATAAACAGATCTGGGGCACTTATCAACACGGCCTGTGGATAAGCAGATTGGCGGTAACTCTCGGTGGTGCGACGATCAGCAATGTGCTGAACCGAACGACCGCGTGGCGAACGGTCGTGTTGGCTCGGCGCGTTCAGATCGCTTCGTCGGGACGGAGATCCCACATGCAAGAGGTGCCGGCCGCGCTGCCGCGGCAGCTTCACGCCTTCGTCGATGAGGCAGGCGTGAGGTCGCGGTCGCCCAAGTCCAGCGACCACTTCGTCATGTCCGCTGTCGTCATTGCCGAGCAGGACCTACCTCAGGCCTCGCTCTACCTCGAGGGCCTCCGCAAGGACCTCGGGCGGCAGCCGGGGGACACCCTGCACTGGCAGAACTTCCGGAAGCACGAGCAGCGGGTCCACGCCGCGAAGACGCTCGGGGCCCAGGAGTGGGCAACGATCTCCAGCGTCGTGGTCTGCAAGAGGCATCTGCCGGCGGGCACCGAACTGACCGAGGACCAGGCGTACCTGTTCACCTTGCGCTTTCTCCTTGAGCGGCTCTCGTGGCTTGCCCGGGACTCCCGATCGGTCCTCTCGGTCTCGCTCGCCCACATCGTGCGGATGAAGCTGGCGACTCTCCGGGAGTACGAAGCGAACCTGCGCGCTGACCAGACGCAGATCGAGTGGTCGGCGCTGAATCCGAAGGGGGCTCGGTTCGAGTACCCGAACGCGCTGGAGTTCCTCCAGCTCGCGGACATCGCGGCCTCGGCCACCTTCTCGGCCTTCAGGGTGGACCCCTTCGGGAACACCGAGCGGCGGTACCTCAAGGAGCTGGCGCCGCGGTTGTACCGGCGGGGCGCGGGAGCGCTTACCTCGTACGGGCTGAAGATGCACCCGTGGTCGGGCAGCACAAAGGCCGCGTACCCGTGGGTAGCGGCCTTGTGAAGCACGTCGGCCGCCTTAAACCGCCTACGCGGGTGCTGCCGTTTCCGTCCAGCAGACGACCGTCCGTGCTCCTCTACTGTACGGGAATGCGACCTATGGTCAACCGGCAAAGCGGGACATAGTGGCCCTCGATCGAGTCATTATTCGAACGGAATAGCGACATTTAGATCGGGGGTCACACCCCTCTCACGCGGCCCGGTCGGTCCAGGTGCGGCCGCAGTCCCGGCACTCGACCGTTGGCGGCTGGCCGTCCCCGCCGCACACCACCAGCTGCCCGGCGCACCCGGTGCACGGGAAGGGCACCGGCTGCTCGCGGCGCGCGATCCCGACGATCCCGAGCGCGCGCCGCACCTGGTCCGCGCAGGCTTGCACCACCGAGTCGACCCGGACCTGCTCCACCGGGAGCAGCAGGCGGAACGGGCCTGGCGCTCCGGCAACCCTGCCGGCGATCCACTCGGCGGCTCGGGCGAGGTCGCGCTGTCCGCTGTACCTCCACCGCCGCGGGTCGGCGGAGTCCTTCGCGGAGAGCAGGACGAGCTGCCGGTGCGCGTCGTCGCGCCACCCACCGCCCGACATGGTGGGCAGGACGGGCCGCTGGATTGCGGCGGCCATCTCGTCGGCCAGGCCGACGAGGTCCTGCTCGACGGCCCGGAGGATGTCGAGGATGTCGACGGCGATGGGGACCGGGCGGGGGCCGAAGGCGCTCGGGTCGGTGTCGAGGCGTTCTTCGACGGCTCGGATGCGCTCCTCCTCGCTGAGGATGCGGGCGACGCCCATGGCTGGTGGCCAGCCGGTGGCCTTGGCCGGGGTGGTGACGGCGTCCTGGAGGACGGGCCAGTTGTCGAGGACGTAGTCGAGGTGGGCGGCGGCGGTGGTCACGGCTGGCTCCTGGTGGTGCGGGGTGGGCCCCCGGTGGTGGGGCCCCGCAGCAGGCGGTCAGGCGGAGGTGGTTCCGAAGGTGTGAACGTTCGGGTGGGGCCTGCTGTTGACGACGTTCGCGATCTCGGTCATCTGGTCGTCGGTGAGGGTGTGCTCCTCGACGATGACCGGAGGGTTCTGCTGGAGGCTGACGAGCGTGGTGAGAACTCGGCAGGCGCATGCTCGATAGCCGCGCTGCCAGTCGGTGACGTCGTGGTCGTCGGCGATGTGGACGGCGGACCGTACCGCGGACACGAGGTCGTCGAGGCCTTGCTCGGCTTCCCTGATGACTGCCTCAGCGGCCTTCAGTTTCTCGATGCCGGCGGACCGCGCTCGCGCGAGGCCGCGGCGGTCCTGCGCCAGGTGGTGCGCGTCGGCCTGGAGCGCGCGGACGGTCTCGGCGAGGAGCGCGGCCTCGGCCGGGGTGAGGTGGGCGGTGCTGCCTGCGGCGATGCGGTCGAGGCGTCCGGTGAGGGCGGTGAGGGTCTGCGTACGGTCGCGGCGGGCGCGGGCGGCCCGGGTGTGGGTGGTCACAGCAGTCCTCTCGTGGGCACGGTTTCGATGGGTCGGGGCTCGGGGTCGGGCTGGTCCGGGGCGTCGCAGGGGCAGGCGCCGGCGCCGTCGTCCCAACCGCACTGGACATCGGGGTCGTCGAGGCAGGCGGGCCTCACGTCGACTCCTCGGTCGGCTGACGGTCGGGGTCTTTGGTCTGGCCGAGGGCGGCCCGGATGCGGGTGACGGCGGCGTGGATGGTCGGGTCGGTGGTGGCCGCGGTGATGGCGTCGAGGTCGGTGAACACCTCCGGCGGAACAGAGCGCCGAGGAGGGTGTCGGTGGGCCTGGCGGAGTTGGATGAGGCGGGCGACTCGCTGGTCTCGGTTCATGGGGTTCTCCTTCGTGGTGGGTCGGGCCGTGGTGTGCGGCCCGGCAGCGGGGCGGGGGTCAGGCGTGGTCGGGGCAGAGGTCGCGGCCGTCGCGGCGGCGGCGCCATCCCTGCTCGCGGAGGTAGGCACGGAGGGCACGGTGGTGCGGCATGTGGATGGGGGCCCCGCGCTCGCGGTCACACTGCTTGCCGTGGGAGTCACGGTGGTCGCAGCGGATGACGGGGATGACGTCGGCGGTCACGGTCGGCTGCTCCTTCGGTGGGTAGGGTCGAGGTGTCAAGACCGCCCCGCACTTCGACTGTGGGGCGGTCTGCGGCATGTCAGGCGGTGGCGCCGCCGGCCTTCCGGCACTCGGGGTACTCGACGCCGAGGTGGTACCGCGGAACCGTGCACGCGGGCTGCCCCGGGAGCGGGACCGGCCCGTGCCAGGTGTGGCCGTGTGGGTCGACCGGGATCGGCTGCTCGCAGTGCGCGCAGATCATCGGGTGCGGTCGGGTGTCGATATCCCGGGCCCAGGCAGCGGCGACGGCAGCGACCTGGACCAGCTCGGCGCGCAGCCTCACGAGGTCGGATTCGGCGAGGGCTTCACGTACCTCTTCCTGGAGGATGTGGCGCCATGCGAGCGTGCCGCCGTCCGCGGCCTTCTGGCAGATGCGGCGGGCGATGTCGGCCTGGCCCTGGTCGCCGGGGAGGCCGGTGCCGTCGGGGTGCTTCTGCTCCCCGAACTTGGCAAGCTGAGCCTGCCGCTCGGTGTCGATGGCCTCGGCGAACGCCTTCACGCCGCGGGTGGTGAACAGGGCGGGGTACATGGGGTTCTCCTGGGTGTGGTGGCGGCCAGCGGGCGGGGGCGTCGACTCCGGGCCCGCCTCATGTTCGGCTCGGGGCGGGCATCTGTAGGTCACGAGCCAGTCGCGGCGCGCCACGCCTCCAGCACGCGCTTAGGGATCTGGCCGATACGGGCGCAGTCGACTCCGTTGGCGTCGGCCCACGCCCGCACGGTGCGGGAGTCGTAGTCGCGGACGTGCGCGGCACGCTTCCTCTTGGTCGTGGCCGGCACCAGCTCAGCCTCGCGGGCGGCGAGTTCGGCGAGGCGCTGCTCAAGGCGCTCGCGCTCCGTGGTGAGCGAGGTCAGTTCCTGGTCGGCGGCGTGGCGCTTGCGGAGGCCGGAGAGGGCTGCGCGGGCGCGGGCGGCCTGGTCCTGCACGTCGGGGTCGGCGTGCTCGTCGCCCCACGCGAGGAGCTTGCCGACGGGCAGGGACGTCCTGTCGTCGGCGACGGCCTTCAGGCGGACGTCAGCGCCGGTCTTGACCTGGGTGTTGGCGACGGTGGGCGAGGTGGTCATGGGATCGGGTGTCCTCTCGTCGAAGGAGGCGAGGAGTTCGCGGAGAGCAGCGATGGCCTCGGCGGCGGAGCTGGGGAGGGCCGGGAGCTGGTTGCGCTCGGAGCCGTGGAGGCCGCCGCGGACGCCGTACCGGGGGGCGCCGGGGGTCTCGTGGAGGAGGGCGTCGTGGAGGCATTCAGCCCGTACGGGGCACCGGGCGCAGGCCGCCCGGGCGGCTCGGGTCGCGTGCGGCTGGCCGAACCACAGGCTTGTGTCCTCGCCTGCGCAGGCTGCCTGTGTGCGCCAGTCGGCGAAGTACGCGGCGGCTACGGTCATGATCGATTCCTCTGCGTGTGCGGACCGGTGACGCTCACCCCGCCCGTTGGGTGATGTGCCGGTGCTCGTCGGGGAGGTCGGCCCTGGCCTCGTCGTCGTGGACGAGGACCCAGCGGCCGGCGGCTCGGTCGTACTCGATGTGCTCGTCACCGCACGGGTTCGAGATGTGGCCGTCGGGCTCGACGTGGAACGGGATCTGGGCGTCGATGAGCGCGTTGAGGCCGTCGACCGCGCGCTGCCACGGGCCGTCCTGGGGAAGGCCGAGCATGGCCCGGGCGGCAGTGCTCTCGCCGCTGGTGGCGTCGAGCAGCTGGTCGGCGAGGACGCGGACGGTGCGCCGCTCGACGGCGGCGTGGGCCCGCCAGCGGGCGGCGGCCCGGAGCGCGCGGGCCAGACGCCGCTGCATACGAGCCTCGCGGATGAAACTGGCGGCGGCGGTGTCGCTCGCCGCGGCAACGGCCTGGATCGCGAGGCGGGCGTTCTCGTCGCGCTGCGCGGTGATCCGGCGGAGGCGGCTGATGGTGGTGAGTCCGAACACGGTCTGCTCCTGGGTGGGAGTGGGCCCCCTGGCGGGGCCCCGGGTTCGGGAGGATCAGGAACCAGACGGCTGCGGGAGCCGGTCCAGCTCGTCGCCGAAGGAGTCGGCGAGGGTGCGGCGGGCGGCGGCGAGCTCGGGGGCCCGCTCCTCGACCGCGTCCGCCGCGGTGTGCAGGGCCTCGATGAGGTCGGCGACGTCGTCCGGACCGGGGAGGCGAAGGACGACGGCCATCAGAACGGCGGCTCGTCGGAGCCGGCCGGGCCGGTGGCCCACGGGTCGTCCTGCGGCGGCTGCTGCCGACCGGGCGAGGGCCGCTGCCCGGCCGGGGCCTGGCCGCCGGTCGCGCCCGCCTTCTTCACGTCCGCCGTGGCGAAGGCGAGCGACGGACCGATCGAGCGGATCAGCAGCGCCGGGGCCTGTTGCTTCTGGCCGTCCTTCTCCCACGACTCGGTCCGGAGCTCGCCGGAGACGACGACCTCCATGCCCTTCGCGAGGGTCTCCGTCACGTGCTCCGCGAGGCGATCCCACGCGGTGCCGCGGACCCAGAACGTGTCGCCGTCCTCCCACTCGTTCGTCTGCTGGTTCAGGCGGCGGGAGTTGAAGGCGAGTCGCACGGAGCAGGCTGCCTTCCCGGACTGGGTGAAGCGGAGCTCCGGATCCGCGACAAGGCGGGCGGTGCCGGTGATGTTGGGCAGGGGCATCAGGTACTCCAGAGAGTGGGTTGGATCGGGATGGACGTCTGGCCGGGCATCGCTTCTTCGAGCGGAGGCGGGTGCCGGGCCCGGGGCCTGGGCGGCGGGGCGCCGCGCTCGAACTGGTCGCAGACGGGGCCGACTCCGCGAGCGATCGATCCGGCGGAGCGGAGCCGGCGGCCACAGACTCGACAGGCGGGGCCGGTCACCCGGTGGCCCCCGTCGAGGAGAACCCGCGGTGGTTCATGTCGATGGGCTGGTAGGGGACCCACGGCCAGGAGCCGCGCTCGCCCTGCCGGAGGAACTGCGGGAACGCGCGGTCGTCGCGGAGGCCGCGCCACGGAACGAGGCGGCGGGCCCGGTCCTCGTCGGCGGACTTCTCGTCCTCGACGGGGCGGAGGCCGAAGCCGAACTCCGGCCAGCGCATCCACAGGCTGGAGCCGGCCGGTCGGAGCGCGCGGGGGCCGAAGCCGTTGCCGTGCGGGGCGTGCGCCTCCATCACCATGGCGCAGTTCGCCGTCCCGCGAGCTTCGTTCAGCGCGACGGTCACGCGGCGGGCGTGCTCCTCGGACGCAGGGTCTCCGGTGTGCAGCTGGTAGATCGGGCCGATGACCAGCATGTCGGGCATGACGGTCTCGACGCGGCGCATCAGCCACGCGCGGCCTTCGCCCTTGGTGAGGTCGACGCCTTCGGGCCGGACGTCGATGTGGAGGCGGCCGCGCTTCACCGGGTGGTGGACACGCTCGGCGGTGTTCATGAGGGCGCGGTAGTGGCGGCGGGACTGCGGCGCGGAGTTTTCGCAGTCGAGGACGAGAACAGTCTGGGGCCCGTACTCGGAGACGGCGGTGGTGAAGGGGTTGACCCCGGCGGCGGTGGCGACGGCGATCTGCCGGAGGAGAACGGACTTGCCGCCGCCTTCACCCGCGGTGAGGATCAGCCGGTCGCCCCGCTCCAGCAGCCCGGGCACCACCCAGTCGTGGGTGTCCTCGACCTGGAGGAAGTCGTGCATGTCGGTGACGGGGGTGTCGGCGGAGGCGCGCCCGGCGTCGCGGACGTCGCGGGTCATAGCGACGGCCTGCTCGGCGAGGTCGGCGGCGTCCCCGGCCTCGGGGTCGTAACCGAGCTCCGCCATTCGGACGCCGGTCTCGATGAGCGCGCGGCGCTGGGCGAGCTCCCGGATACGGATGGCGTACCACTCAGCGGACGAGGACGCGATCGCTGCCTGGGCCAGGTCGTGCAGGTAGGAGGCGCCGCCGCTCCGGTTGAGGTCGCCGTTCTCTCGGAGAGTGGCGCCGACGGTGACCGGGTCGACGGGCTCGCCACGGTCGAGCAGGATGCCCATCGTGGCGTGGATGGTGGAGTGGGCGGGCCGGTACAAGTCGGAGCTGGGGAGCAACTGGTGGATGCGGCGGGTGTTGCTCCCGCTGAAGAACATGGCGCCGAGGTAGGCCTGCTCGGCGTCGAGGTCGTGGGGCTGGGCCCGGGTGAACATCTGGTCTGCGGGGGTGGTCATCAGAAGATCCCTCGTTCTGCGGGGTCGGCGTAGCGGCCGGTCCCGGGAAGCTGCGGCTGGGAAGCGGGGGTGGGCTCGGGCTCGTCGTCGTAGCGCTCGCCGTTGAGCCAGGTGGCGGGGTGGGGGATGAACTTCGTCTCGGTGTTCTGGCGGCGCCACTGGGCGGCTGCGCGGGTGGCGGCCGCGGTGATGTCGGCCGGCATTGCTCCGCGCTTGATGGCCTTAGACCAGGCGGCGCGGGCGGGAGCCTTCGCGATGCGCCTCGGGTAGGCGGCCCAGAACTCGTCGAACCCTTCGAGGAGGTCCGAGGCGGGGGGTTTCTTCGGAGCGGTCTGGGTGGTCTCTGGGTCGGCGGGGCCCGGGTCAGTGTCCGGAGTTCCGGGACGCTGAGGCGGGTCAGTGTCCGGGATTCCGAGACGCTGACGGTCGAGAGGCAGGATCCGGTACTTCGCCCGGGAGTTTTTCTGACCCGCGGTCGCCCGTTCCAGTGCGCCCTTCTCGACGAGCGCGTTGAGCACCGCGTACAGCTGCGGGCGGGACACCCGCGCCCGTCGCATGATCATCGGGTCTTCGATCGGGGTGAAGGTCAGCCTGGTCGTGTCGTTCGCGTCCCGCGCGAGCACCCCGAGGACCCACGCCTCCCGATGCGTCAGCGACGCCGGAGCGTGATCAAGCACCTCATCGTGCAGGCGGTGACCCACAGTGCGGACCCTTCTTCGGTGCGGGGCTGGTGCGCGGCCGGAGGCAAGTCACGGCCGGGCACCAGCGGACAGGGGGACTACAGTGGGGAGGCGGGCGGACCAGTCCCCGGGCCGCCGTACCGGCGGCCGCCGCCGCCCCGGGCGAGGACGGAGTGCCCGGTCTCCCGGGTGTGCGCCTCGCCGAGGAGCGGGGCGTACCCGTTGCTGGTCACCGCCCAGTCGCAGCCGAGGCAGGCAGCGGAGCCTTCCGTGAGGTCTGGGATCGTCTCGGTGGTCGTCATGCCGCCACCGCCTGGACGCTGCCCACCCACGACAGCGCCCGATTGTCGAGCGCCTCGCGGGCCCGGGTGACGGCGACGTACGCGAGGCGGGCCTCCTCACGGCGGATCGTGACCAGTCCCGACGTCGGGTCGGCGGACGGCTCCCGGAAGTCGGAGTGGATCCGGACGGCCGGCCACTCCCTCCCCTTCGACCGGTGCGCGGTCGACACGACGAGCGCGGCTTTGCCCTCGCTGACGAGCTGGTCCGTGGCCCCGATGATCGGGCCCGGGCCGTACTCGTCGATCAGCTTCACGAGGACCCGGAGGTCGGCGCCGTCGGTCTCCTCGTCGGCGTACTGCCGGACCTGGTCCCACGTGGCGAATCCCGCCAGCTCCGGATGGTCGGTCTCCCGGCCGGCCAGCAGGGCGTCGGCCGCCTCCGCGAGCCGCTTCATCTCGGTGCCGCCACCGACCAGTGCGACCGGCTGCCCAGCCCCGAGGCTCTCCATCACCACGGTCATGGCGCCCGCGTTCGTCCGGCACAGGACCGCGTCCGGCGCCGCGAGCTCGCCGATCCGGTCGTTGATCCGGTCGAGTCCCTTCAGACGCAGGCCTGTGCCCACCAGGTCCAGCCACTCGTTCGCGGCCTCCGCGATCGCGGGACCGAACCGGAACGACTGGGAGAGGGTCCGCAGCTGGGCGCCGTCGGCAGCGAACTTGGCCAGGGCGTCGTTCGCGCCGCGCCACTCGTAGATCTGCTGGGCCGAGTCGCCGACCACGATCCGCTGCGCGTGCTCCTGGCGCTGGATTACGTCGACCACGACGTCGTTGGTGTCCTGGCCCTCGTCGAGGAGGACGACGTCGGCATCGAGACGCGGGGCGCCGAGCTGCCACATCTTCAGGTAGTGGTCGTGCTGGAACTTGATGCCGCCGTCGGTCCGGAGGATGTCCTGCCAGGCGGCGCGGGCCACGGGCAGGACGAGCTCCGCGATCGTGGCGATCGTATCCGGGGTCTGGAGGCCCGGCTTCCTCGGAATGTGCCGGGACGTGATGTCGGCGTCGGCCGAGTAGCACCAGCGGGTTACGGTCTCCAGGGCGTAGCGGGTGATCCGCTTCGTGGGGAACGCGATCTTCTCGCCGAGGTCGCTGATCACGGCGGGGGTCGTGGCGGGGTAGCCGACGAGGGCGAGGGTGTTGAGGATCTGCGCGGCCTCGTGGGCGGTCTGCCGGGGTGTGCCGAAGAGACGGTCGGCGTACTGCTTCCCGATGGCGCGGAAGGCGAGGCCGTGGGCGGTCGAGCAGGTGGCATTGCGGGGGAACGACTTCTTCGCGTCGGTGGCGATCGCCTTGTTGTAGGCGACGTAGACCATCGACGACCGGCGGTCGGTGCCCGCGATCAGCTTGAGCGTGCTCGACTTCCCGCAGCCGGCACCGGCCTGGAGGACGAGGTCCGTTCCGTCGCCGTACGCGGCGATGGCTTCGCGCTGCTCTGGGGTGGGGTCCACCACGGGGTGCCTCCTTTCTGGGGTGGGTGCGGGGCCCGCCGAGGAGTCGGCGGCGGGCCCCGCGGTTCGTGGTGGTCAGGCGGCGGCGAGGCCGTCGAGCATGGCGGCGAAGTCGGCGGCGGCGTTCTCCCGCTCGGCGTACGCGGTGAGGGTGTCGAGGAGCGTCTTGGCCTCGTCCCCCGTGAGGTCGTTCGCGGACGGGACGTCGCGGCCGACGATGAGGGACGTCGCGCGCAGGCGCCCGTCCCGGTCGTTCTCCAGGCCGACCTTCTTGAAGCAGGCGTGCATCATGCGCATCTGAGGCGGTGACACCCGTTCGACGCTGGCGCGGGCCGCCGCCGTCACGCCGCTCGGCGCCGGGGTCTTGCCGGGCTGAGGGGCACTGCCGGCCGGAGCCGGGGCCCCGCCGGGCTTCACGGCCTGCCCGTACTCCTTGATCAGAGCGTCGACCGTGGTCGGCTCCCCCGTAACCGGGTGGAGTGCGGCCGCCCGCAACAGACCCCGCGCCTTCGCGCGAGCGTGAAGGGCCAGCGCGCCGTCGTAGGTGAGGCCTTCGGCGGTGAGCTCATCGAGCAGGGCCGCCAGCGGGTCAACGCCCTGACCCAGCTGATCGAGGATGGTCTCAGCAACCTCGGCCCCGGGGTGGTGTGCGGTCAGCCCATCGAGTCCGTCGTACCGGGTCTTCGTCACCGTGCCGGTGCCCTCGATCATGTCGATGACGACGTCGACCTCGTACTCAGCGCCGTCGCGCTGCACGGTCTTCACGCCGATCTTCGTGACCTTCTTCCCCTCCATCTCGTAGTCGTTCTTCGTCCGCATGGTGACGATGACGTGGCCGGGGAAGCCGAGGAGCGCGTCGAGCATGTCCTGCTCCAGCTCGTTCACCGGGCCCCACGCGGTGTAGCTGCCGCCGTAGTGCCCCGGCTTCCGGGACTCCTGGTCGACGCGGGCGAGGAGTCCGCCCTTGCCCGCCCAGAAGTGCGACCAGGAGTCGACGATCAGGACGGCGATCCGCGCCTCCTCGGCGGCTCGCACCACGGCGATGAGGTTCTCCGGGCTGCACACCGCCAGCGGCAGGTGCTGGAACGCGTGGCCGCCGAGGTCCGGCCGGCCGGGGACCGGGGCGTACTTGAGGGCGCTGCCGCGCTCGGTGTCGACGAGCCCGATCTCGCCGCCCTTCGCGAGGGTCTCGGCGAACTTGAGAGCGGTCTTGGTCTTGCCGGACCCGCCCGGGCCCTGGAGAGCGATGCGGGCGCGGGCGGTCTCGCGGGTGGCGGGGGCGAAGGTGAACGTGGTCACGCGGCGGCTCCGAGAGAGTACGTGCGGCGGCCGCCGTCGTCGTGGGCGATGAGCTGGCCGGTGCGGGTGAGCGTGCGAAGGGACTTCCTGGCGCTGTTGCGGTGGTGCGAGAAGGGGGAGGTGGCGAGGAGTTCCTCGGCGCGGTGGGTGGTGATGGGGCCGGCCTCGGTCTGGATCGCGGCGAGGAGGTAGCCGGTGCGGGTGGTGATCACTGTTCCGTCGCCCTCTCTGCCTCGTCCTGGACCGGGTCGACAGCCGTCTTCGTCCCGGCAGCCCGTTCGGCCTTGAGCCGGGCGATCTCCTCCTGGGCGGCGGCCAGCTCCTCGGCGGTCGTCCGCGCGCGGTCGGCCTCGGCGACCATCTCGTCGCGCCACCCCGTGACGGCGGTGACGAACCGGTCCGCGATGGCGATCCGCTCCTCCGGCGAGCACCGGCTGTCGATCTGGAAGGTCAGGTAACCGCCCTGCTTGTCGGGGAAGACGTTGAGCGCCGGGTGGGATCCGCCGGTTCCCCGGACCGTGGTGTTCGTGCTGACGAAGAACGTCACGTTGAAGTGCGTCACGATGCCCTCCGCTGGGTGGGGGTGGTGGTGAGGCGGCCGGTGGCGGTGACCCGGCGCAGCCAGCCGGCGGCCTGGGTGACGGCGCCGTGCCGGAGGCGCGCCTTGCGCTGGCTCGCGTGCGTGCCCCGGTCGTCCTGCGGGTACTGCTCGCGGGCGTACTGGACGAGCGCGTTCGCGAACTCGTCGCCCACCTCCTGCCGCTGCTGAGCCAGGAGCGCGGACGCCTCGCCAGCCGACAGCTGCTTGCCTGCGGTGAGGGCCCGGAAGATGTCGGTGTAGGCGCTCATCCCTCTGCCTCCGGGTCGTACTCGGCGGCGACCTCGACGGCCGTCACGGTGTAGTGCGTCGTCGTCTCGACGGGGCCGACCGTGACGACCAGCTCGGTCGGGTCGAGCGGCTCGCTCTCGTCGGCGAGCCAGTCGAAGGTGAGGTCGCGGTCACGGCCGAGGTCGTCGCGGCACGTGTCCTCGCAGTGCGCGCGAGCGGCGGCCGCCGTGGTGTAGAGCCCCATGGGGATGCCGTCGTAGGCCGCGCGGTACACGAAGAACGGCGGCTCGCCCTCGGGCTTCGGCGCCTCGACGAAGTACCGGCCGTCCTGCGGCCCGCACTCACGCAGGAGTCCGTGGCGGGCGAGGATCTTCAGGTCCCGGCGAGGGGTGCCCCGTCGGCGGGCGCCCACACGGGAGGAGCGGTAGAGCTTCTCTGCCCGGCCGGTCGACCAGCGGCCGCCCTGCTCGCGGACGATTCCGAGCAGCCAGGTCTGGCGAGGGGTCAGCGTGGTGGTAGTCATGCGGCTGCGCCTCCAGCGGTGGCCGAGGGAACCTGTGTGAGGGGGCCGACGTACTCGACGAGCGTCGGCAGGGGGAACGGCTCGGCCGAGCCGTTCCTGACGAGCAACGGCGTCTCGTCGTCGGACTGGCTGTGCAGCGTCCACGTGTCGCCGTTGATGTCGCGGTGCGCGAGGGCCAGGTCGTAGATCACGCCACCGAACCGGTACGGCATGGCGGCCGCGGCGAGCGTGCAGGCGTCGACCTGGGGAGCGTCGTACGCGACGACCGACACGGCGACCCCGTTGCGGTGGCCGTACCCGATGTACGCGTACTCCAGCTGCTCCGCCTGCTCCGTGATCGAGAAGTACCGGACCATCGCGGACCACTGGCCCGGGCGGGTCACGGCCAGGACCACACGGACCCGGTCGCTGTCGGCGAGCGCCGACTGGAGCCCGTGCAGCTCGGCGGCGAACTTCGCCCGGATGTCCTCGGCGAGATCGCGGGCCCGGTCGCACGCGGCGTCCCACGCCAGGGCCTGCTGCTCCAGCTCGGAGAGGACCGGAGCGTCGGCGACGTCCGCGCGGTACGAGCCCTCGGGGTCGATGAGGAGGCCGGCCCCATTGAGGGCGTGGGCGATCAGGCGGGCGACATCGCCCTGCGCGGTCAGGCCGTCCCGGATGATGCGCTCGGCGTGAGGGAGGTTCTTGTTCACGCTGCCACCCCCAGCGCCGTACGCATCCGCACCATGGCCTTGTGGGTCCGTGCCCGCACGGCCGCCGAGGTGTCGCCGAGGGCGGCGGCCGTCTCCGGCACGGTGAGTTCGTTCAGGAACCGCAGCGTCACGACCTGGCGCTGGTGGTCCGGGAGGCAGGCGATCGCCTCGGCCGCGCGGTCGGTGGTGGCGCCTTCCCGGAAGAGGATGTCCTCGGGGCCGGCCGCCGCCATGGACTGGGAGAAGATCTCGCCGATCTCCCCGGTCACGATCTCTGGGCGGCGGCTGCGGGCGCGGCCCGAGTCGATCACCAGGTTGCGGGCGATCGTGTAGAGCCAGGCCCGGACGTCCGTGCCGCGCCAGGCGAAGTCGGCGAAGGCGCGCATCGCCCGGAGGAAGGTCTCCTGTGTGAGGTCCTCGGCCAGGTGCCGGTCGCGGACCCTCGCCAGGACGAAGCGGAACACGGGGAGCTGGTGGTCGTTGTAGAGGGAGGCGAACGCCTCGGGGTCTCCGGCGCGGGCGCGGGCGAGGAGCTCGGGCTCCGTTCCGTCCTGCTTCTGGGTCTCGGGGCTAGCCTGTGTGGTCACGGCCTGCCCTCCTTCTCTCGGTGGTGGGTGGTGCTGTGCGCTGGGGGTCGTTCCGGGTCGCATCCGGAGCGGCCCCGTTCTGCGTCAGGCGGCGGGCCGTCGGCGCATCCCGGTGAGGACGGCGCGCGGGTCGAACCGCCGCGACCGGCCGACGTAGATCAGCCCGGGCCAGAGGCGGCCCTGCTTCGCCGATGCCGCGATCTGGGTGTCGATCCAGGACGTCGACTTCCGCAGGAACCTGGCCAGCTCGGCCTGGTCCATCAGCTGCTCGGGCAGGGGCGCGTCGGTACGTGCACCCTTGATCTGCGGCGTGCGTGTAGATGTAGATTCAGTGGGTGTCGAAGAGGCGTCGGTGAAGAGGTCGATGACCTCCAGGCCGACGGCGCCTGCGATCAGCTCGGCGGCGCGCTTGCTGGTCTCCTCGCGGGCGCTCTTGCCGGCGCCGACGATGAAGCCGACGTAGGCGGGCGAGAGGCCCTTGCCCTGGTCGTCGAGCTCCTTCGTCCTGGCGGCCAGGCGGGGGATGTCGAGTCCGGCAGCCTGCATGGCCTCCCGGATCGGGGCTCCCTTGTCGAGTCGTCGCATGGTGAACCTCCCGGCCGTGGCCGGATTGGGGTGGGCCGGTCGTCCTCGACTGGCTGTGTCTACAGCATGCATGTAGATGTAGATCCGGGTCAAGTGTGGCGCGCAGGGTTGTAGCAATGCCCGATAGGGGCGCATAGGGGTGATGTAGATGCGCGGGCGCACCGTCAAATACACGTCATCAACGGCGGATCTACTTGCGCGTGTAGATGCAGATACGCGACTCTCTACGCGTGAACACCGTCCAGAACCACCCCGGCGAAACACCCGCCGAGGATCCCGCCCCTGAAGGCGAGGACCTGGCGGCGCTTCTCCTTCGCCTCCTCGGCGAAACCAGGCGCACTCAGAAGGAGCTCGCCACCGCCACCGGCATCGCCTACCCCACCCTCAACGCTTGGGCGAGGCGCACCCGGGGCACGTCCCAGATCTCTCCCGACGACCTGCGCGCGATCACCAACGTCGTGCGCAGCTGGGGCGGCGACGTCAGCGTGCGGCAGGTCTTCGAGGCGGCGGGCCGGCCGATCCCCGGCCCGACCGACCAGGAGCGCGAAGCCCGGCTGCTCGCGATCTACCGGGCCCTCCCCGTCGACTCGCAGCGAGCCCTGATCCAGACGGCCGAAGCCATGCGGAAGGCGAGCCGTGCCGCATAGCCCAGAGTAAGGGTTGCCTAACAGAGGGGAGAAAGATCGGAAGTCTGGTTCAACGCACAACGATCTGACGGAATACGCCAGAGGCCCTGCACAACCCCGGTCTACAGGGGTAGCGTCGGGCCCCCGCTGTCCTCCCGTAGCGGCACATCAGTGACATCACGTCCCAATGGGGGGATACCTGTGTGCATCCGCATCGCCGTGGTCGACGATCTGCCGGACCCCGCTATCTGGGACCCAGACGAGGTCACCATCCTCGTCGCAGGGGACACCCACCACCACGACCTGATCCGAGAAGTCCACGCACTCCTGACCGACCTCGGCGCCCCCACGACCGGCGCCGGCCTCACCTGCTTCTGCGGCGACCCCGTCAGCCTCCCGGCCAACCTCCTCCCGCAGCCTGCCGGCGCCACCCCTCTCTGATCAGGAGACGCACGTGGCGACGAAGAACAACGCCAAGAAGAAGCCCAGCACCCAGACGACCAACCCGCGGCCGAACCCCTCCATGAAGTGCGGCTGCCCGCCGTGCCTCCGGAAGTACCCCGGCGACCGCCCCGCCACCGAGGAGCACGTCGGCTCCTGGGAGGCCCGGTACACCGGCCCCGGCGGCAAGACCCTCAGCAAGACGAAGCCGACCTACGACGAAGCCGTGGAGTTCCTCGAGCAGACCCGCACCGAGATCCGCCAGCGCACGTGGGTCGACCCTGCGCGCGGCGAGATCCGCCTCTCCGCCTGGTGGAACCTCTGGTGGCCCACCCAGACGAAGCAGCGCGTGCAGGAGATCGAGGAGTGGACACAGGCCCAGCTCCGCGACGAAGGCATGTGGCGCAACCACATCGAGCCCCAGCTCGGCAGCCACCAGCTCTTCGAGCTCGGCTGGCTCGGGATCCAGACCTGGGTGAACGGTCTCCACGACCAGAACGGCGGGTCGCTGAGCGCGTCCTCGGTGACGAAGTGCTTCCAGGTCCTCGACCGCATGCTCACCGCGGCCAAGCTGGACCGGCGCATCCCCTTCAACCCGGCCGACGGGGTGAGGCTGCCGACCCTCCGGAAGAAGCACCCCGAGGACCGGCGGCCGCCGTCGTACGCGCAACTGTGGCTCATCCGGCAGAAGCTGCCCGCCTACTTCCACGGGCTGATCATCCTGGCGCAGGAGACCGGCCTCCGGTTCCAGGAACTGGCGGGGCTCCGCTGGTGCAACGTCGACTTCGGCGCCCGCCGGATTCACGTGCGCGAGGTGCTGATCGAGCCGCGGGGCAAGGTCAAGCGCAAGGAGTACCCGAAGAGCGACGCCGGCCTTCGCTCCGTGCCACTGACCGGTCTCGCCGCCCGGGTTCTCCGCGAGCTCTGGGCCGAGGAGCCGGACGCCAGCCGTGCGGTCTCCGACGTCCGGGACGGCCTCTGTGAGAACGAGCTGGTCTTTCACGGCCGCAACAAGGTGCGGCGCGGTACGAAGGTGAACGGGTCCGGCGGGGAGCCGTACCGGGCGCCACTCCGTCGCTCCGCCTTCCGCCGGCTGTGGACCTCGGCGATCCAGAGCGCGGGCGTCGCCCGGCTGAAGACCAGGACCGTCACGGTCCAGCGCGAGGACGAGAAGGGCCGGACGCGCGCAATCAAGGAGGAACGGACCGAGTGGTGGCCGACCTTCCACGACACGCGCCACGCGTACGCCTCGCGGCTCGCGGACCGGGGGGTGCCCGAGATCATCACCCAGGAGATCCTGGGGCACGAACGAGCAGGCGAGGTGACGTGGCTGTACACCCACGCTGCGGCGGACTACGCGGGCCAAGTCCTCGCCGCGCTGGAGGAGAGCAAGCCGGGGGCCGTCGCGCCGCGGCGGCGCATGCGGCTCGTGGCGTGA